AGAAGAAGAATTCAAAAATATAATTACACAATCGTGTATATATTGTGGAGAAGCTCCAGATATAACAAAAACATCTAGTTATAGAGATAAGCATGAGAAAATTACAGGTATTGATAGAGTAGATACTACTAAAGGATATTTTAAAGAAAACTGTGTGCCATGCTGTAAAATGTGTAATATAATGAAAAATAAATTTTCTAAAGAAGATTTTATAAATAAAGTTAAATCTATATATAACAATTATATAAAAAGTTCAACGACTATCTCGAAAGAGAGTACATTACAAGCTAATGGTAATGGAAACGGGGAACTCCTGACTGCTGCTTAAGTAAAAGGAGATGATATAGTCTAATCTGCATAGTGATATGCAGCAGTTCATAAGAGAACGTATATGAGAGTTGCGTCTTATATAGAATATTATGTAGAATTAATGGACAGTTACTATTACTTATGTTAGCTGAAAAATTAACTCAAATTGGATGTCGAATCGTCCAAGCAAATACTGATGGTTTATTCGTCTTACTAAAGAAAGATGCATATTCTAAAGTAAACAGTATTTGTAGAGAATGGGAACAGCTTACTAAACTTACCTTAGAAGAAGATCGTTTTAAAGCAATGTATCAATATGCTATTAATGATTATTTTGCTATTACTGAAGATAACAAAGTAAAAGAGAAAGGGATGTTTATTACTACTGTAAAATTAGGAAAAGGATTAACTCCAAAAATTATACCTAAAGCAGTAATAAGTTTCTTTAAAGATGGAATACCAGTTGAAGATACAATTAAGAATTGTACAGATATAAGAGATTTTCTAATGTCTGAGAAAACTGGTAAACAATGGCATGTTGAATATATGAACGAGGAGCAACAGAGAACTAACCGTTTCTATGCATCTACTAATGGTGGATACTTATGGAAGTGGAAAGGAGGAGATATTGAAGAGGATGCGTATGTATGGGATGATAATATAAATTCCTACAGAAAGCAAGGTACAAGAATAGATAGTACTCCTAAACAGTATCAGAATATGCTTACTGCATCTGGTGTTACTCTTCTAAATAAATTTGATAATAAACCAATTGAAGAAAGAAAGATTAATTATAGGTATTATATTATGGAAGCCTATAAGATAATCAGAGATTTAAAACCGTTACAATTGAGCCTATGGGATTAACAGAGGCTTATCAGATATATTTCAGATAAACCATAAGCTTATATAATATATAAGACTATGATTTTAGAAATAGATACTTCTATCTTAGATAGAATACCAACTTTATCTATTAATCAATTAGTATTCCTAACACTTGTATTGAATGATATCAAAACAATCAATCAAGACATTCAGAGACTTCTCAGCCTAGTTAATGAAGAAGAAATACAAGAGTTAGAGACTCAAGGTTTAATTTCTATCCAATATGATAGAGATACCCAAGTCATAAGTAAAACAGAAAAACTAGAAGAACTTCTTAAAGAAGATAAAGCTATGTTTGATATGTTTTATGACCAATTTCCAGTTTACGTTATGAGACCTGATGGAACTAAAGGATTTCTCAGAGCTAATGTAAACAAATGTAGGAAAGAATATAATCGTATCGTAGGCAAGTCTAAAGCAATGCATGAACACATTATGGATTGTTTAAAATATGAAATAGATGAGCGTATGCGTACAGGTAAAATAGGTTATATGAAAACTATGTGGAAATGGCTCACTCAACACGAGTGGGAAACTATTGAGGAACAAATGAAAGTAGAAACTCCTAACCAAGATTATTATAATTATGGAGCAGATATCTACTAAAGTACTAACATTTAGACATATATCCTCTGCTACTAATGAAGCAGTAGAATATATCCGTAAGAGAAAGAATCATGAGATTGTTTCTTTACGTACTAGATGGAATAAGTTCAATAAATCCTGTATGGGCGGTATTGAACCTAATACTATATATACCATTGTAGGTATATCTGGTAGTGGTAAAAGTTCATTTGTAAATACGCTTGAAAGTGATTTAATAGACTTAAATTCTAATCAGGATGTAGTAGTACTTAATTTTTCATTTGAAATGTTAAGTTCTAGACAAGTAGGTAGAAAATTGAGCAGTAAGTTAAGGCAAACTACTGCTCAGCTATATAGTTCTAGTAGTGATTTAGACAATACACTATTAGAAGAAGTAGAACAAACTTCTCAACAGATAAAATCATATCCGATATATTATGTAGATACACCGGGTACTGTTGCAGATATAGCATCTACCATTGATTACTTTTACGAAAATAAAGCTAAAGGCAAGAAATTTGTGATTATACTTGATCATACTCTACTTGTTGAAGGTCAAAATCGTGAAAGTGCACTACAAGTGATTTCCGATTTACAGAAACTGTTTATTAGAGTAAAAAAGTTTCCAGATACTACAATAATACAGTTATCACAGATGAATCGTAATATCGAAAATCCTGAAAGAATTAATAATCCATCTATGCATTATCCAATGCGTAGCGATATATCTTCCGCTGATACTATTTTTCATGCATCAGATTACGTTATATGTATTCATAGGCCAGAATAAATAAAGCTGTTCTGGATAAATCCCGTTAAACGGTGAAAACCCGATGGGGCAACGCCGTACCAAGTTTATATAGAAATATATAAATAGTGTCTAACGACTAGTAGTGAAACTACCGTTATTAAAGCTATGTTAATAATTCTACCACGAAAGCGGGAAATATAAACTTATACATTTATTATACGTTCCATATATAGTAATAATTAAATATTCTTATATGGAACTATTAATAGATGGAAAGAAGATAAATATTAGAGATAAAAATAGAATAAAAGAAGAAAATAATACTATCCTATTCAGATGTACTACATGTGGTAAATATCTACCTATTAGTGAGTTTGAACTTCGATGGAATAATAGTAAAACTGAAAAAAATAATGTAAGATCACAATGTAAACATTGTCGTACAGAGGAAAGTAGGTTATACCATTATTATAGAAGAAGGAAATATACTGAACAAGTAGCAAAAGAAAAAATGTTACATTATGATAAACTAAAACATGATTTAGAATATCATAATAGAATAGTATTATATAGATATGCTAAGAATCATTCAAAACGATGTAATATTAAATTCAATATTACTCCTAATGATATAATAATTCCTAAAGAATGTCCAATTCTTAAGCATGAGTTTATTTTAAATGATAAACAATATACTTATTCTATTGATCGAATTGACAATAGTAAAGGGTATATACCTGGAAATATTGCTGTTATTTCAAGATTAGCAAATATAATGAAAAATTGTGCTAACTTTGAACAATTAATATTATTTTCTGAAAATATAAAAGATTATATTAAGAAATAGTCTAAACTACACGTATAAGATGAAGGTGTAGAGTGCAAGATAAAGAGCTTGCAGAGAATACAAATTGTGCTCAATATACAGAGTTATGGACCAAATCGTCTACCAGTAAGAGATAAAGTTTATTTGCATATTCTAAAGAATAGAGATGCAGGTGAATGTTCTATACTTGAGTTTGACAATGACCTTAAATACAATAACTTAATTGAGACTATACGAGAAGATGAACCAGTAAGGAAGATTTCGTTTAGTAATAACAATTAAAAAGGCTGAAAATTATGAAATCATATACATTTACATTACCGAAAAATACTAAGAGTGCAAAAACATATAAGGAGTCTTTAATGGACCGAGTAATTAATGCTTATCCTTGGATGACTGTAGAAAGTAAGAGTGATTATCCTTCTTGCAGTTATGGCATCGAATATGCTGGTGCAGGTGATATTATTACTTTAGGTTTAAGTAAGACTCATAATATTGGATGGTTGCCGAAGGAATGCGCTAATTGTCCGTTTAAGTGTTGGGGAGATAATGTAATTAATTTCGACTTAGAAACAGAATTCTTCAAGGCTATTAATGCACTTGATATTTATGCAAAGGAACATTGTCCGTTTGATGTTGACTATGACTTCAAAGATGAGTTTGGTACTCCGGTTAAAATCTTTGATAACTTCGTGCAGATTGGTTATGAAGTAATTCCTATTGCATTTGGTTCTTTGAACTATTTAAAACCGAAGACAAAGAAAACTATTATCGATATCACGATTAATATTAAGAAACGTGGTTTGTTTTGATTAAAATATCTTATTCCATATTATCAGAGATTATCAGAGCTTTATCAGAGGAATACAAAAAAATAAAAGCTTTTATGATTGTATTACCAAAAGAGAAAGTAAAAGCTAAAGTAGAAAATCCTAGATTTTTGATTTTATTTGGTAAACCAAAAGCTGGAAAAACTACTTTAGTTGCAGCACTGGATAACAATCTAATTATTGATTTAGAAGGTGGTTCAGAGTTCTTAGAGGCATTAGCTGTTCAAGCTAGATCTGTAAAAGATTTAGGTGATATAGCTAATGCAATAAGAGAGATTAAAAAGGAAACTGGTAAATATCCTTACAAATATATTACTATAGATAATGCTACACGTCTAGAAGAGATGTGTATGAGCTACGCTATACAGCTTTATAAAGCTACTCCAATGGGAAAGAAGTACGAAGGTACAGATTTAAGAACTTTACCTAATGGATCTGGTTATTTATATATAAGACAGGCTGTAAGAAAAGTTATTGACATGTTCCGTGGATTATGTGATAACTTTATACTTATTGGTCATACTAAAGATAAGTTGATTAATAAGAATGGCGAAGAAATGGCAGAAATGTCGCTTGATTTAGTAGGTGCGTTAGCAAATATTATATGTGGTGAAGCAGATGCTGTCGGCTATGTATATAGAAAAAAGAATGAGACACATATCTCATTTGAAGGCGGAGATAATTCTGTTATTGAAGCTAGAGCACCTCATTTAAGAGGAAAGAATATAGTAGTAGCAGAGAGTGATGAGAATAATAACATCACTACTTATTGGAATAAAGTTTATTTACCTGAATAATTAAAAATAAGATATTATGATATTTAGTACAGAATTAGCAAATGAAGTAAAGTTGTCAGATAATAGTAATAATACTAAGTACTTGGAAGCAGGTATTCATGACAACGTTAAGTTTGTATCCGCAAAGTTTGCAGAGTCTCCTACAGGGAAGAAATTCATTGAATTTACTTTTGAAAAAGATGGTAAGAGTCTTGTTCATACTGAATGGGAACCAGCTGTTCGTGAAAGTGATACTGAAGAACAGAATCAAAGTAAAGCTACTAACCAGGTAACTCGTATTATGCGTATACTTAAGTGTTTCTATCCTAAGAATGTATTAGCGTTCAGTGGCAGTTCTTATAAAGAATTTGCTAACTGGGTAGTAACAATGCTTAATAGTGCTAATAAAGATATTTTACTTAAAGTAAAAATAGTTTATAATGATAAGGGTTATACTACACTTCCTAGTTATGTTAAGTTTGCTTCTATTGAACCTATGAATATTCCTATGGGTTTCTATGAAGAAGGTAAGAATGAAAGCATGATTAGAGAAATTACAGGTATCGATCAATTTACTAAGCCAATTGTTGCAGATAAGGAAGTTAAAGAGGTTAATCCTCTTACTACTACTGTAAGTGAACAGCCTAGTAATGATCTGCCTTTCTAATTTTGTAGATAATCCTATAAGCCGCCTACGCTAGGCATAATATAGCGATACGTGAGTAGCATGCCACTATGTGAGATAAGAAGCAATCGACGGTAATACGCCGAATGTGAGGTGTGACGGAGGCATCAAAATTCATAGAATAGGGATAGCATGCACTCACGTTTTCATGATAGTAATGGTTAATTAAGGTTCGATTCCTTAGCTATCGCTAAAAATATATCATATGGTTTACGATACAACAAAAATAAAAGATAATGTGAGTATTACTTTAGATTGGATATTATCTAAAGTAACTGAGTATGATATATATGCAGCGTATATTGGTAATTTTAAAGTAGGCATGATATATAATTCACCATTAAGAAAGGATAAGACACCTTCTTTTGGATGTTATTATAGTAAAAAAACTAAACAATTAATGTTTAAAGATCATGGTACTGGAGAATGTGGTAATGTAATTAAATTTGTATCACTATTCACAGGACTAACTAACTATTCAGATATACTCAATGATATAGTTAATAAACTTAAAATTACTAATGATACGAAACTCGTTAGCTCTAAGCAATATATACCGTCAACAGAGACAGTAATTGGTATTGTAAGACAAGACTTTACTCTAACAGATATCAATTACTGGTCTCAGTTTAATATTTCTACTACTACTCTAAAGAAATTTGGAGTAAGTAGTATAAAATATTATCTATGTAACGGAGTTGTAAAGGGTATTTACAAGGATAGTAATCCTATGTATGCTTATAAGGTCTATAACAATTTTAAGATATATAGACCTTTAGCAGATAAATATACAAAGTGGCGTAATAACCTGACTGAGAACGACATTCAGGGGTTTAAACAGTTACCTAAAACTGGAGATATACTCATTATTACAAAGAGTATGAAAGACGTCATGTGTTTATATGAGATGGGTATTCCAGCAATAAGCCCATCATCAGAGTCTACATTTATCCCAGATAAGGCTCTAAACCAGCTTAAGAAGCGTTTTAAACGTATAATTATCTTATTTGATAGAGATACAGCTGGAGTTAAATACCTTCGTAAAATGAGCCTTAAAACAGGCTTAGAAGGAATGTTAGTCCATAAAAAGTTTAAAGCAAAAGATATATCTGATGCAGTTAAGCTTAATGGATTCGAAACTATTAAAAATTGGTTATATGAAGAAATTAGTTAATTTCTTTAAAATAATAATAAAAATTAAAGGTCAAAATACAACATCTTGGCCTTTTTTACGTTTCTCTTTATATGAAAGAGATTTGGAAAAGTATTAAAGATTACGAAGGTTACTATGAAGTTAGTAATTTAGGTAAGATACGATCTTTAGATCGCACTATAAAACAAGTGTGTAGTAAAGATAAAACTAAATATCAGTATAATAAATATAAAGGTAAACTTATAAAACCTAGTTTAATTAATTCAGGATATTATATAGTAAGTTTATACAAAAATAAGCATTATAGAAAATATTTAGTACACAGACTAGTTGCAGAAGCATTTTTAAGACATTCTATATTAGAAACTCAAGTAAATCATAAAGATGAAAATAAATTAAATAATAATTTAAATAATCTAGAATGGTGTACTCCTAGTTATAATTTAAAATTCAATGATAGATCAGCTAAGATAGGTTCTAAATTAGGAAAAATAGTATATATGTATAATAATAGTCTAGAATTATTAAACAAATTTAGTAGTTCTAGGGAAGCATCTTATATAACTAATATTCCAGATAGAGGTATAAGAAAAGCCTGTGCTAAAAATAGAATATATAAAAATTATATTTGGAGTTATGAAAAATTAGATAAACAAGAAAGTTAAAAATGCTACTAAAGTAGAATTAGACGGAATCTGTTTTCGATCTAAACTTGAAGCATATACGTATAGTAAATTAAAAGAAGCAAATATTAAAGTCGATTATGAAAATAAACGCTATACATTATTACCTAAATTTGAGTTTCATGGTAAAAAAATAAGAGCAATTACATATTTGCCTGATTTTATAGGAAAAGAATTTGTAATTGAGTGTAAAGGTTACAGAACAGATACATGGCCTTTACGTGAGAAACTGTTTAATTACTATCTATATAATTTTGAACCTAATATGAGCTTCTATATAGTCCATAATCAAAAGGAGGTAGATGAGTTAATAAAAAAACTGAAAAAATGATACTATTTTATAGTATAATTATATATAAACTAACTAAAACTTTATACCATGAGAATATGCGCAATAAGTGATATACATGGTCATTTAATTAATATACCAGAATGCGATGTGTTATGTATAGCAGGAGATATAGTAAATCTACTTGCTCAGAGAAGTAACGAAGAATCAGATAAATTCTGGTCTATTACTTTTGTCAATTGGGTAGACAAATTACCGTGTAAAAAGGTAATTGTAGTTCCAGGAAATCATGATATTTATATAGAAAATCTTATTAATGATATTATAAAGGATTTGAGTTGGCAAGATTTTAAGACTAAGATATCAACTTTAACTAATGATAAAGTAGTATTTCTTGTTGATGAGTTATATGAATATGAAGGAATAACTTTTTATGGAACTCCTTGGATAGCTCCTATACATTGGCAAACATGGGCATTTGAAGATATTCAGAATGAATATGATGAGTATATATGCCCATATGAAAAGATACAAAATTGTGATATATTAATTACTCATGAAAATCCTAATTATAATGAAAAGCTTGAACATTACTGTTTTGGTAAGTATAAGCATCATTTTTTTGGGCATTGGCATGATGGTATATCATATGGTCATTTAAATCAATATAACTGTAGTATATTAACCGATAGTTATCTTGAAAGAGAAAGACCTAAAATAGTAACTATAGAATTAAGTAAGAATGATAATTGATAAACCGTATTATGAAGACAATACGAGAATATCAAATTCTGCTATTGGTTGGTTCTTGAAGAAAGGACCACGTTTCTATCGAGATATGATAGATGGAAAGGAAGAAGGATTAAAACTTCCTCAGCTCGAAAGGGGTACTATGATTCATGAATATATATTACAACCAGAGGATTTCTGGAATGATTATGTAATTCTTGATTATGAAGTACCTAAAGTAAAACAACAAAAAGATTTCTGTGAGATTTATGCTAATTCATTAGAACTCATAGAGGACGATAAAAAGATTGCTGCATACAAATCTGCATACAGTAATTCAAAAAGCTCTGAAATCGTCTTAAAAGAAGCCACAGAGCTATGTAATCGTTATGCTGATTACATTAAAGCATTACGTAGTGAAAAAGATAATCGTAAAGTAATATCTTTTGCTGATTTAAATATGCTTAAAAATATTAAGAATAATATTGATAATCATAAGAAAGCGAAAGAGTTATTAGAAGATATTCCTGGAGTAGAATCTCATAATGAGTTTCATATTAATTGGGAACTACCTATTAATGATTGGATTGCACCTTGTAAGTCTCTACTTGACAGATGCATATTTAATCATATAAATAAGAAGATTATTTTAATTGACTTAAAGACAACTAGTGATATCTATAATTTTAAACATTCTGTAGAAGAGTTTGATTATTATAGACAGATAACTTATTACTTGCTTGCAATTAGTTGGTACATGAAAGATCAAGGAATTGATATTTCAGATTATGATTGTGAAGCATATATTATTGCTATTCAAACAAATAGTAATAATGAAGTGAGAGTATTTAATATGTTTAACGAATTAGAGTTAGATAGTCGCAAGGACCTCATTGTCAAAGCTTTAACAGAACTATCATATCATTATCAGACAGGTAATTGGGACCATACTCGTAAATATTACGAAAATGATGGAATTGAAGAATTATAATCCTAAGAGTTCTGAAGATTGGGCAATTGTTGCTAAGTATGATACAGTAGAATTTACTGATGAAGAAGATATAAATCAACCTACAGAAGTAGAAATAGATGGTATGGAGTAATGGATTAATTTTATTAGCTCCAAGAATATTACCAAATAGAAAACCCTTAGAACATTCAAGTTTTATAGGCTTATATACAGCTATAAATAGAGAATACTCTAAGGGTTTTATATATTTAGTATTTAAACATATAGATGCAAAACAGGTTAAAGATTTAGAAGGATCTTTAAATAATACTAAATATTATTATAGTATGAAATTACTATACGTTAATAGTAAATATTTTATTATATTTACTTTCTATATAGATGATATTAATATAGAGGAATATAAAGAACATGGTAATATTGGTTTTACTATAGAAGATTATGCTTTAATTTTTATTTTTTGGGGTGATTTAGTTAAAGATATGCCTCAGTTTTATAATGAGGATATATTTGAATGTAAAAACAAATTAAATGAAAAGGACCTATTGTGAAATAGGTCCTTTATTTATTCTCCTAAAATTTGTTTCTAGTAATAATTACGTTTACTTTGAATATCTTTAAGTTCCCATAAATTTTTAAAAGGAGTAAGTTTCCATAGAGCTCTTTCAAATTCAGTCATACCTTTATATGCTCCTCTTTTTATTACTTTATTACTATCAAAACTTTCCTCTTTAAATAGACTTCTTGTAGTATTAAATAACATATTAGCTGGAGCAGACATAACTTCTGTAACATTTTCTATATAAGATATAATTGCAGAAGGACTTTTAACAGTTCTGGCTATATCAAATATATTATAAGGAGCCATAATTTCAAAAGAAGTTCGCTCTGTTACATAAGCAAATAACTATTTTAATTTATTTTTCTTATCATCATCCGCTGAGCTCGATATTAGAGGTCGTAGTAATTGAGTAATAAGAAGCCACAAAGATATTTCTGTTGTAATCTTTGCTATATTTTCTCTAGATACTGGGTCACTTAAAAACTCTCTTCTAAATGCTAATAGAATATTTTCATTATGTTCTATAGCCTAAGTAAATATTCTATAAGGAGTCTAGAAAACCGCTTCTTTATATCTTCTGGTCTAATAATCTAGCTATCTACTCATTAGAAAACGTTCTTGAAGAATAACTGGTAAATACTACCTATGCATCATGACAAACTATCCTGCCGCATTAGCAAGAATTACAGATCTCTATAAATCTGTTAATTGTCCGTCTGCAGATTGAGATAACTATCTAGCTAAATATCCAATTTCATTTTTGACAGCATCTACTGCAGATTGATTTGCTGGATCTTTAGCTACCATTTCTCCTCCTATAAACTATATCGCATCTCTAAATGTTAATTTATCTCCAAAGTTCCAGTCTAGAACATCACCGGGTTTAAACACTTTTAATCCATATTTTTGCTTATATGCCTCTCTAGACATAAACTATCTATTACCATTCTCATCTATAACTAACTTATAGTTATGCATAATAGAACCAAGTATCTAGCCTTTAACAAAATGATCTTGCAATGTATATATACCAAAACCCCAATGTTTACTAGTAATATTAAGTAATTTATTCCTATTGGTAGGATTTAACTACATTGTAGCACCAACTTCAAAGTATTCCATACACTTAGTCATAAAAGGAGTATATGAAGTTATACCAAGCTTATTTGGTATATTTATTACCAAATCACTTATCATATCTTTAAAAGCATAAGATGCATCTACTGGATTGTAATAACGCTAAACTAAAGAATTAACTATATGAGAGTATAATGCAGTAAAACCACCTGTAAGAGCGCACCATGAGTTTAATGCTAAGTTTCTAACTGTACCTAAAGTTCTAAGTATGGCTAACATTTTAGTAATATTTATTTCTCTTGGTTTACTTATATCATAGTTAATAAGATTGAATATGCTACCTTTATAAGGCACTATACCAAATAATTTACCACTTTTATTATTACCGTAGCTTATAGTAACAGTTTGGTTCTTAATATCATAAAGATTCATATCTATAAAGGCCTTTGCAAACTTAGCTACATTGGTTTCATTCGTTTTTACCTATCCACTTCTATCTAAGTATTTTTTGCCTAATATATGAGATTTAAGTAACTCTACTTTAGGTTGAATTTCTTTTTTATATTTCCATTCCTTAGCAGACCTATAATATTCTATTACACTGCCAACAGCATCTGCTTTTAATACAGCAGGATTGTCTAATCTAGCAATATAGTTCTATGGTATAAGGTTAAGTCTTTCTCCATTCGGTTTATTAAGGGCTTTATTAAATCCTTTATCGTCATTACGTACAGATAATTTATCTTTAAACCACTCAGAGAATCCTTTAAATGGAGCAGATAGTTTATATAAACCTTTAGAAGCTCTCCATTCAGCACCAATATATCTGTATAAGCTACCAGATATTTGTGGAGTCCTATAAGGATATATTTTACTTAAATTGGTATATTCCGCATTAGCCTCAGCCATTGTCTGTAGTAAAGCATCATATAATGCTTTAACTTCTGGATTATTCTAAATTTTATTATATCTGTCCGAGGAATCGTATTTATCTTCCTTAGGAATCCAGTATTCATCTTTTAATTCAGGGTGATCTACCTGAGCTCGATAATAGGCTTCATTATAAAAAGGGCTATCCTTAGATACTTCTAACCAATTATTATTAGGTACTCTTTCGATTAAACTTTCATCCTTAGGAACAAGTTTAGTATACCAAGATTTAGGAACTGTTTTAATACTTACTCTACCATTACTATCCGTGCTTTTAATAGTATATGCATTAGCTTGTAGCCATAGTTGTGCAGATTCTGGGTCATCGTTTAGCAATGAATCATAAAACTTACGTTTATCTTCATACCACTATTTTGTAGGAACAGTTTTTGCAATTTCATCAAACTCATACTCCCCAGGAATAGTAGAAGCTTTCTTTTGTTTCCTTATTTGAGTCATTCTACGAGATATAGCGCTAAGTGCATTTTTAGTCCCTTGAGGCAGATTATTAGCATCTATTTCCCCAGTAGAATCTTCTCGAAACATAGACAATATGGCTCTTCTACGTTCCTATAATGCTGCGTACTCTTCTCCGTAATATTTTTTAGCAGCTTTATCTAGCATTCGATAAAACTTTTCTTTATACTATACTTTAGAATTAAGCTCCAGCCATTCATCTTTTTGAGCTTGTGTAAGCGTTTTATCGCTCATTACACGAGCTTTTTCTTTTTCATAAGCTTCGCTATTCTTAGTCAATACAATACCTTCAGAAAGCTTTTTATTAAGTTCCTATAGTTCTTCCGCTACCTATAATTGTATGCCTTGTTTTTTACGGCCATTTATATCATATATACTAGCTAACTATTTTTTTTCTAACTAATGCTTTTTTAATTGAGCTCTTTCTTGGGGATTTAATCTTTCTAGTCTAACTATACCGTAATTATCTCTAGCTTTATTTTGTAGATTGCGAATATTTATTTGTATAGATTCCCTTTGCTGCTGTGTTTCATTACTAAGGTGATTGAAAGCCTCATAATAATCAGCAGTAAAACGCCTTTCACAATGTTCCGACAGCCATTTATTTCTCAGTTTATTATATTCTATACGTATTGTTCTATTTTCTGGTAAATTTAAGTCAGTAATATCAATACCTAATTGCATACAAATATTATCCATCTCTTTTTTGTACGCTTTTTCAAATTTCCCATAATTTCTAGACCTTACAAAATATCCAGTAGTGTTACCATCATCATCTACCTCAAATAGCTATAGTTGATTATATTTATTAGTTTTCTATAATAGTTCTACTAACTAGTTTTGTTTAGCGTAGGTATCTTTCCTTACTTTTTCTTCGGCACCATTTATAAGATAAAAAATAGATTTTATACAATCGTCCTTTATCTTATCTCCAGCACCAAATAAATAAGTAAGGTAAGATATATCTTTATCGTAAGATGTAACATCAGTCTGTTCGTATCTATATATGGTAACAGCTCCTACTTCTACTCCAACATCTTTTAGTATTTTAGATGCATTTCTAGCTATCTAGCTTTTAACTATAAGCTGTCCTTCTGTTAATAAAGCCTAATATGACTTAGCTCTCTTTATCAATCTATCTAGTTTGTAGTTACCGTTGCCATCTTTACCTACTATTTCTCTATAGGGTTCCCTATATATCAGTTGCTGAACTATATCGTCTATTATACCAACATAAAAACTAAAGAAATTCTAGTCTAAATCATTAAGTTTAGTATCATCTATTATTTCATTATTTTTTCTAGCTTTTATTAGCATTTCAGATGCTGTTTTAATTTCATCTGCTGATTGTTGTAGGAAGTTACTAATACTTTCATAATCTGATACTAAACCCTAAGTAATATTCTAAATTTGCCACTCCATAGTTTTTTTAGCTTGCTATTCTACTATGGGATCTGGATGTTTAAATATTTTTAAACGAGATTGTAGCGCTTCATTTATACTTTGCGCTAAATTATGAGTAATTTTTTCAAACTGTTCTTTATCTTGTTCTATCTAATCTAACTGGGATTCCATATTAAAGATAGCTTGTTGCTACCTAGATACTAAATCGTTAGTATTATCAAAAAAGTACTAATATGGAATATTATTATCCACATTAAATGATATTAAATCTAACAATTCTCCCTGTATTACATCAATATCTTGTTGACTATACTATTTTGTGAGTAGATTTACTATACTTCGCCATATTTTTTGTAGCAAATCTTTTATTGAATTTACTTCATTTTTATTTGTAATATCATTTATGATATTTTCTACAAACTACTGATTAGTTAATAATTCTGATGTAAATTCGTATATGTCTTTTAGACCATAGTAATCTCCTGTTTCCTTTCTAGGGCCTTCAATTAACAAAGTCTTTTTGTAAAGTTTATTTATAGTATCATATACCTATTTCTCTTGCTAAGAGAAATTTTTACCCTATTTTACTCTATATATACTACTTACTGTATAGGCATGAACTATTTCGTGCATCAATGTTCTAATATTTCTATCAGTACTCTGCGTTGAAAAAGTTATAGGATTTATTCTTATTGTATTACTTGTTAGTGAATAGTCCATATAATTAGTGTCAGCAGATAACTTAACTAATATATTACTATCTTTAAATAAGTTATACAATCTATCAAATCTACTTCCAGCATAATAGAACTATAACTACTATAAAACATTAGAAACAGTAGTTACAGTATCTTTGTGAAATATTTTCTACAAAGTGTAGTCTAAACTTATATTAGGATCATACTCGAAAACCGATTCTGCTTTAAATATATTATTATCCTAAGTAGAAAAAGTACCTTGGTTATCTACTGATTTTATTTGATTTGAATTAATGGCTACAAACTCTTTTGAAGTATCGGATTGATTTGTTCTTTCAACTAAAATTCCGTCGTTTTCTTGAGGGATAATTTTAGTACTAATAAAATCTCCATCTTCATCATAATATCCTTCTTCCTTAGACCATTGTCGGAACTCATGCAATGTCTAAAAGTCAATAGGATTTTTTATATTTAAAAATACACTGTAAGAAGTAGGAGTACCATTTTTTCTTCTAAATGTGACAGCATTAGCGAATCCGTTTGCTTTTTGTTTATCGTCTGTAAAAAAATTTCCTAATGTAGCAGTACCAGTACCTTTCAATGTATTTCCAGTTTGTTGACTTCTGTCAAATATATTTATGTTATCTTCATTAGTACCATGATATACAATCAGCGGTTCTCCATTTTCATCTACTATCTTTGACGAACCTTCAACGTTGTTTATCCAATCACCAAACCAATTTTTAAATTCATCTGTAAACACTTTTACTTTAGCCTTAATAGCTTGTTCACGATTGCCATTATAATGGCCCAAAAGGTCTGAAAACAGCTTAGAAGGCTCCCCATTGGGAGCCTGATCTATAGCATGACCGTTATTTTCAGACACTACGTAATATGCAGCGTCTTTACTACCTAATGCTGTAGTAAGTTCGTCTACTGCTGCTTTTACTTCTTTATTATCTAAAATTAAACACTGCATAATTACTTACACTCTTCTTTACGTTTTTTACCATTTTTTTTCAGATTATTCACAGTACCTTCATTTATTTCAGTGATATCGTCAATAGGAGTTTCTACACTATCTATGATTTCTGTTATGAGTTCAGTAACATCAATAGCCTCAGGTTCTGGAGTTAAATCTTCAAATTCTATTCCACTGTCAGTTTCCATCCCATCTAAATCTGATAATAATGTATCATCTATATGATTTATATTATCTACTTCAGATGGATCTGAAGAACTATCAACAAATTCCTCAGGAGATATAGTTTCTGATGATGCTATTTCCTATTCCTGAGTACTGCTATCCTATATTTCCTGATCAGTATAGTTATCTGCTTGATCTAACTCTATAGAAGCTTTTTCTTCTACATTATCGTAATTAGAATAATCTACAGAGTGATAACTATCATCTTTCACAAATACAATAGGATCTTTTCCTCTTAATAACTGAACTCGCTTATCTATTAAATTAAATACATTATTTATCTAATCTAACATTTTATCAGTGAAATTATTAGTATCAAATGCTGATGGTTGATCACCTTCTTTATACAATTCATATATTGAGTTAGAGCCAGCGTCGTATCCTAATTTAGGCACTACTGCATATATTCTCTCAATAGTTTTTCCAGTATCAAGATTTACTATATCACCTATTCTTTGGTACACATCAATATTATTACCTGTACCTACTATTTTAAAGAATTTATAGTTTCTAGATATGTCATAATCTCCTTTCACACTTATAACTGTGTTAACATTTACCCTAGTCTTACTAGTTGCAGATGCTAGATTAATCACATTAGAAACTCGTTCTCCGCCTTCATCATCACGTCTAACTCTTCTAACAAATACAGGTACGATGTCATTATCTCTCCAATAGTTTCTTACCAAACTTAAATATATAGAATCTACCTAATCAGATGTATTATTGCTATTTATTACAGAAGTATCTCCGTAATTTAATTTGTTAATAGCGTCAGCAATAGATGACACGTATCCTAATTTTCTCTTATACCACATAGGTACTAAGTTAAAGAATGAATTAGGAGTTCTATTATCATAACTAGTTAAAAATGAGTACTTAACTAAGGTTTCAGCAAATTCCTTAATAACATTATCTTCGCTAGTAAGTAAGTCATAGAATGCTGATCTTAGTCTGTCCTCATAATACCTAGAATTATTCATAGTAGATGTGGACGTGTTGATATAACTTATATTTCTTTTATTATTAGAAGTTACTGCCTGTAGATAGTTAAGTAGTTCATTTGTAATATTACCAGATTCATCTACAAAAGTCATTAGATTAATATCATCCTTGTTAACTCTAATATAGTTCTTTATACTGTTTAATCTACGAGCGATACTATCTTTTCCAAATAAAACGTCATTTATATCACTGTCAGTTAACATAAGATTTGTACTATTAGCTACTACTTTAGCTCTAATTATACTTTCTATTTTATTAGAAAGGGCTCCAACATATTCTTTATTACTGGTAGCTTTATATTTAAATAATATAGATTTACCATTATTAGTAGGAACATAATTTCCCCCTCTTATTTGCTATAATATAGAAGTAAGTATCTCTTTATACCCATTAGTAGCTGCAAATACTTGTGATCTCAATATACTATTTGATAAATCCATAGCATATATTAACTTCTTATGTAAGAACGTATTTCCAAAGTAAATGTCTAATCCGTTTGTATCTACCGTATCAGTAAAGAATTTCTCTTTATTATCCTCTATAAACGTAGTATAAGAATTATAAAAATTCTATAATTGAGATAGGTTATTGCCATACTTCTTAGTATCTATCTAAGATCTTTGAACCAAATCTGCCATAGTCTGAGCATCTGATGCTAGATCTTGATATGCTTTAATAACTAAAAGTTGCTGTACTATATCTTGAGGAGTAATATCATTACTTCTAAAAGATTCTAGACTACTGGCAAGCTTAGATTGATTAAACGCATCAATACTTCCATTCTACACTAGCTACTCAATCTGCTTTTTATAAGTATCTGATAAAGGGAATTTATTTAGCATATCCCAATATTTCTATTTTATATCAGAGAATATCTAGTTATCGTACTACTTACTAACTCCGATTACTCCTTCATTCATAATCTTTCTGTTAGCGTACTCTTTTAACGCTGGCTGCGCTAAGAATAAGAATGTATTTCTACCTTTACCTGTTCTAAGTAAGAAACTAGCCATGTTATAAGTAACTTTATTAACATTCAATACGATTATATAAGGATCTTTAGCAACGTCTACGTGAGCGTTAATCATGGCAGATAACCAATCAAGTATCTTATAACCATCCTATCCAGTTATTTCATCAAATTGATTTAAATTGTATTTACTAGCTCCTTCAGAGAATCTCATTCTAAGATGAGTGGCCTAAGTAAGGCAATGATTAGTAGAATTTAAAGCAAAAGGAGCAATACCGGCTTTACCAGACGTGTATTCTGTTTTTCTAGATTCCTAGAACGAAGGCATAAGTTCGTACATAGGTTCAGCTTCTTTCAGTTCTGTAGTCTATACTAATGGTAATATTTCTTTTTTAAGGATACCAGTAAGAGTATCAATAGAAGCTCTAGTTTCTGCTAGCGTCTTCTTATCTGAGATTACTAAAGTATAACTATCTAATAACTTATTAATTAATGCGCCTTCTGTTTGTTCTACATATGATTTAGCGTTGTTATTCCAAGTATATCTTTCATTAGTTTCAGGATCATACGCATAAGTAGCTATGTACAATTTATCAATATCGAAGTCAGATCCAGTCATAGCTGTAAACTCATCAGGTACTACTATAGTATCTCCAGTTTGAGCAGGTAATACGTCTGCTACTATAAACGAGAATGTTGATGACAAACCCTGAGTAGGGATACGATAACCAATACCATAGGGTTTAGCATTGCTACCTATTACATTATGTTCTATTAGCCAATTTCTCATAGTAGTATAATCGGTCTAATATTCCTGAGGAACTACGTCTCTGAAGAAATTAGTACTTAACATAACCTCCATACTGCCTTTATCAGGATCAAAACTAAGCTTGTTTCCGTCATTAAAAGCACGATACTTAAATTCTTTTTTAGTATTAAAGTCGATATTAAGAGAAGAAAAAAGGTCTAGTATTTCTGTAAACTATTTATCTGAAAGATAATGTTTCAACTGTTGTTCTCCATATTTAATAATATCTTCAATAGTATTGATACCTTTTGCTTTTAATAGCTTATTAGTTCTAACCGAAAGCTATAGATCATCTATATTCTAGTTCAATAAAGAAATATTAGAGTAACTATCAACATTTTTACCTTTAAAACCAAATGATGCCATTTGAATAGCAGAACCTCCTGGAGTATTAACGTCAATAACTTCTTTATTGATGAGAGATATTATTTTACTCTCAATCCAATTACGAATACTTAATGATGCAATAGGAGCTCTGAAATTACCTTTCTTATCTAATGCTAATGCTTCTGTAATTTCTGCAGACATATTAGTACCTTTAGCTTCCTATATAAGATAGTTTGATAACGCTTTATTGTTTATTCTACCATTCTTATCAAAGAATCTACCGGCTACTCCGTTACTGCCTTTGAGTTTCATGTAACCTTTGGTAGACAAAGCTTTTATACAACCAAATACATCCTTTTTAATCCTAGCTCCAGATACATTTTGACCTTTATTATGACCATAATGGCGATCATCTACTACATTACCAATACATATTTTTACTGCCTATGTACCAAATGATCTATCAGTATGTTCATGTGGTTCAGTATTTAACTGTAACCTAAGTTGTTTTATATCTTGTACTTTAGTAGTAAGACCTCCATTAAGTCTTTCTACTACAGTATCCTAATTTATAACAGTTGTAGAGGGAGAATTAATAGCTTCTATATTGAGCTGAGTATTTCTATTATCTTTATATACTTTAAGCTTATCCCTAGTAGACCCTACTTTGGTTGAAGATTCAAACTTCAACATATCAATAGTGCCTAGTTGTTCATTGTTCATTCTATCATACAGATATTTATTATCAGCATTAGCTAATATCTTAAACATAGGGAATAACGCCATTTTATCAAACACTGGTACATTTATATCTGATACCTCATCAAAATGGTCACCAAAGTACATCATTTTTAGTGGTTTGATTGAAGCTCTTAACGCTTTTGCATACAATTCGGGATTTCCAAGTACATCCTAATTGCTTTCGAGTATATTATAAGCTTCTTCTATTTCTGGAGACCATTCTCCTAAAGCCTACATAATACGCTTATAAAATGCAGGTCTGATATATACAGCAGCATCTGCTTGATTAATATTACCAGAATTGTTTTCATCATCATAAGCATATGGATCTGCTGATTTCACAGCTTGTTTTTCAATAAACTTGACATCCTCAACACTTAATTTAGTACGATCTTGCATAGTATTATCAAAATGCTTATCGTCTGTAAGTTTAAATAACTCATCATCTGTCAAACTTGGGTTATTTTTCTTAAGCATTGTTCTAGCTAAATCAGCTTTAAATATTTGCTCGAGTCTACTATGATATTCAGAACCTATCATATTATCCTACAATATAGCACTAGTGTATTTAGTGCTATTTCTAGGATCATTATCTCCCCAATGTGTTCTAAGATTAGTACCAGTAGATAGTACAGAAGATAAACGCTTAAACTTATCAACATCTCTTTGAAATATTCCTACAATTTTATCAGATTTCCATTTATAAAATGCTGGATCTCCAACAAAACATTTCTCTATTTCCTCTATAGATATAGCATAACCGGTTACATAATTAGCTATTATACTATAGATAATATCATTTTGAGTAATAGCATTAAACTCCTCTGGTATATGTGACACTAAGGTTTCATAGAATGCAAATGGGTTAGAGTTTTCCTAATCTTCTAATACAGAAGTAGAAGGTAAATTACCGTACTATAAATTACCTTTTTTATCTCTAGATATTACTCCTAATTTTATAGCTTGTTTTATCTCTTTATCTACTTTATCTAAAAGTAAGGTATTCATAGAATCTCTAAGCAAAGCTCTATCTTCTATTAGCTCTGTTCTAATGCGATTAAGAGCTTGAGTTATTAACTCAGGATTTCCAGATTTCTCTGCGTCATCTAACATGCGATTAAGACTAACTGTAGCTCCATTTATAGGTAACTAGTTAAAATAACGGAATCTGCCACCGTTACCGCCAGGAGCCATCTTTCCATCTTTACCTATTTCGCCATGATAATTATCATAGAATCTAGATTTACCTTTTTCTACATCTTCTTTACTATCGAAATATTTTACTATAGCATTATATTCATCTAAGAAGTAATTACAGAATATATCTAGAGTTTCATTAGAGAATCTACGAGGAATTATAGTGGCTTCCATAGAACCTTCCGCATTAGGAGAGTACTTTATAGTGCCTAAAAAGTCTTTTGGTAATTTAATACCTTCTATACTATACCAAGTCTTTTTATCGGACATAGTTGGTAGTATTAATCTACCTTGATGCACTAACAATAGTTTAGCTATATAATCTTCTAATGGAGTAATTCCAAAATAATCTCTACTAGAGTTGGTTATATTATCTCTAATAGCAATAAGAGTGTGTAGTTTAAGTTTTGGTTTATCGGGAGAAGTTAAAGTTTTGACTATAAGAGAATTTGCACTATATGCAGATCTAGCTATGTTATCTAATTTGTTATAAGCATTAGTATTTAACCATCTAAGCTAATCAGACATGTAGTTATTCTAAGTAATAGGATATAACAAACTGCCGTCTGCTCCAGTAACACTGAATTCCTCAGGAGTTGGGTGCATTTCTCCGTAAGCTATAGCCATTAAGTTAATTACAGCATTAGGACTTTTATAATTGAATATACGAGATGCAGATATAGTTTGTCTTTTAAATTTAGCTTCTAGACTCTTTGCATTATTCATTAACCTAATATTGTGCATTATAGAATTACTAATGGATCCAGGCATGTTTTTATATAATGCGCTAAATACAAAAAATTCAGGGTAATTAGTAGAGTTAGTATTTACTTTTCTCAATAAATAATTCAAAGATTCACTATCAAAAGGTATACCTATTGCATTTAATAAGTTTAACAATCTTTCCTTAGTATGTTCAAACTATTTTAGCCCTTGATTACGTATATCAGCATTTTTACTATTTAATTGCTTTTGTATCTACTCGATATCACTTAGTATCTGTTTATCTAATTTAGCTAATTCAGAATATCTATTAGTGTTTATACGTGACCTATTATTTTTATCAGTAAAGATTAAAGAAGATAACATAAAGTTCTGAGACCACTGACTCGGTAATCTGGCTATTTTTCGCAGATTGCTACTATCCATTACTGTCCATACTTTTCCTCCTCTTCCTTTAGTATTCTTCTGTATAGTTCCTGTAGAAGTATCAAATATATCTACAGTATCCATACTATTTTTTGCACTTTGTATAGTAGTTAGTAATTGTGTGATTGTATTTTCTGGTAATGGATACGCAGGATTATCTATTCTATCAAGTAAAGTGGCGAAGAAAGGATCGGCTTTAGCTAAGTTTCTCACTCTTCTTATTAAATCTGGCCAATCGTTAGATAACCATAAATTATCTAATATCCTATTCCATGTAATATCGAAAGATTGTGCTACATCTAATCCAAATATATTATCTTTTACAGTATCTACTACTTGATTACCATCTTCATCTGTAGCAAATTTGGACTGAGGGATAGAATAGAAGAACAGTTTAGCATTAAATGCTACATTTGCTTTTTTACTTATCTCATAGGAAGCTCTATCCCACACATTGTCATAAGTATCTCCTGAATCTTTGGCCTCTTTCTCTGCTATTTCTGCTTCTTCACGTTCTATGGCTCTAATACCTAATTCTTGCAGATATGCACGGATCTATTTAGCAAATAGCCCTCTATTACTGAGTACATCATGTACCATCTACTTCTTAGACTCATTGTAATCATATTCTCCAGCATCATATAAATATTGAATATTATCAAATACATCATCTAATTTTAGATTTTGTATATCTTCCATACTTCTAATATTAAGTATAGACAATGCTGTGTTACTTAAAGTCTCTACTATATTATATAAAGTGTTAGCATTAGCTATATGAGGCATATTTTCCTATTCCTTATTACTTATACCTGGAGCATAATAACCAATACCTACATCATATTTTTTATTAAATTCTTCGAGAGTATCTCGGTCTAACTATGCATTCTTAAAATTGCCCTTTCTTATTTGATTAAATACTTGATTCTGTAAGCTAAGTTCCTTTCCAGCAAATGCTGTCACTAAGTCCCACATAGCTTTGAAGAATTTTTTTATTCTATAAGTCCAGGTTGGATTTACTTCTTTAAGCATATATGCTTTAAATTCTTCTGCTAATTGCTCTTCTATTTCCTATTTAGTGCTATTAGAATACTCAGGATTTCTTTTTACATAATCTGAGTATATCTAATCCCTCTGTGCAGGAGTTAATAATAACAAAGATACGTAATGCCATGCCTCATGATATTCTACTCCTGCTCCACCTTTAGTAGATAGAACTATTCTAGCTACAAATTCATCGTGTATACGATCAAATACAGATTGTAATAAACCATATGCTGATGGAGTATTAATAGCTCTCATAGCAGCATTAGTTACCATTACATCATCCGGATCTATACCCAAAGTATCATGTAACCATTTTTTAGCAGCAGCAATATCTAAGGCGCCTTCTCCTCTTACTGTGGAGAATACGCCTTTATTACCCAACATCTTCTATAATACTCTACTATTATTGGGTAATATAACATATTTACCATCTGCTTTACGTACATACGTATAACCTTGTTTTGGAGTAAGACCTGCAGCAATAGTTTCATCATAAGTAAGAGCTTTATCTTGCTATGGTAGTTCTATAGTAGCAGTTTTTTTAGATTCTTCTGTAGCTATTTCGTCAGAAGGCTATTCAGGTTGCTCATGCTTAGACTCTACAGTAGCAGTTACTTGTTTAACTTTCTCATTAGTAGATTGTTTAACCTATTCGATATTGCTAACTTCAGCAGTTTCTGCCACAGCTGCATCATCAGCATACACAAAAGGATCTCTAAAAGCTCTATCTCCAACATCAGTTTTAAGCACCTGATGATTTATCATCCAGGACATTAGTATTGGAGTATTACCATTACGAACCACCTTACCATCAGCTCCTCTTGTAAGATTTAAATCCTACATAGTAAATACCAATTCATCACAATTTAATACACGATAATAATCAGTATTATACTTATTCATATAATCAATAGCAGCATTTACGATATTATCCGAAATAGGGTTCATCATAGCTTCTTTATCAGTATTCCAGTGCAGATTATTTGATATTTGTCTGATTACATCGTAAGCTTGTTGATCTGTAAATACCACTTTACCATTAATATTTTTTATTTTCAGATATTTTAACATGTAAGACCCCTCTGGTGTTCTAGATGCATACATCAAGAAACTACCCTTAGTATTAGTATAGTAATGGAATGTCTTACGAATATAGAAAGATAATTTTTCTACGCGATTATCTCCTACTGCTACAGTACCAGGGCCATGGTTTACTAAGATATCTAGTATATCTAAGAATTCAGGGTTATTAGATATAGGTAATGTCTAAGTAACTAACCTAAATAATAATTCAGCAGTGCTAAGTGGCACACGTTTTCCATTGTCATCATATTTAGCCTTACCGTCAGGAGTGTATGAAGTTATTAGATTCTTAGACCCTCCCTATATGAAATGCCTTTTTTCTGCTAACATTATTGGAGCACTGGTTCTCTAAGAAGGAGTATCTCCTACTTTAGGTATTATGTATATCTTACCTGCATAACCAACTCCTTGAGCGGATGCTTTTGTTACCTAATCAAAATTTACTATAGTAAATCTATCAGCAGGATCCATCGGAAATGGGCCTTTGCCGTATCCAAATTCTACCTCTCCATTTAATATCTGATCAGTCATCTATATAGGATCTGAACTTAAACCAAATTCCTACACTTCAGTAAGAGATCTATATACAGGTCTTTTCCCTTCAGACGCCTAACTATTAATAGACCCATTACTTTGTCTTAAGTTGACTGGGATTATACCTTTGGGAGCCACTTGGGGTAAAGTAGCAGATTTGTCTACAAAATAGTCAGGAGAGTATGTTTTAATATATTTATCTATAATACTCTTACGTAATTGTCTAAGTTTATTTATTTCACTATTAGTCTTAGAGCTGCTTACGTTCCAATTACGCATTTTAGCTCTAGCTTTATCTGGTTGATATAAAGCTAGATTGTATATTAATTTCTTACCATCTTCCGTAGTTTCTTCGATAATTAAATGTACTGCCATTCTATCTGCAGCATCTCTTTCAGATTTTCGAGTCTCCTTATTATCTGTAACTATATAATAGGCTTTCTATTTGGATAACCAACCTGGTATAGCTAATTTAGATGCTAATTCTATTCCTGGTCTACGCTCTCCATCAAATTGTACAGGTTTACCATTAGCTTCAATAGGCATTACTTCTGTAGAATTAAAAGCATAAAAGAAGGTAGAATGTATTCTATTAGTTTCTACTTTCTTCTTAGTATCTAAACCAGGAGATTTATCAGTCTAACCCAAATAGTTCGCAGCTTCCTGAGTAGTAGCCATGTCTACAGCATCTACCTACTCAAACTACCCTTGCATTTCTATCTCTTCATCACTTACCGGAGACCCTAAAGATGGATCCTCATTACCTACCCAAGTATCAGTTCCGTCTGTATATATTATATCATCCTAAGTCTCTAAAGGGATCTCTACAGTTTCATCAGTAGCTCCATCAAATGATTCAGGAGTAAGATTAACGATAGGATTTATCTGCTTTGGACTGATTGGTTCCTAGCGCTTAGTATTATATGTAGACTATTCAGACTATACCTCTTCTTCCGTAGTAGTAACACTTTCAGTAGAAGCCATATCAGAATCTTCAACATTACCTATATCTGCAATAGGTCCACCATCTTCAATAGTGTCATACTTAGCTTTTAACTCGTCTATCTCTAGAGTATTACTATCTACATTATCAGTAGCAGCTCTATCCTAATCATTAGCAGAACTCTATGCTATTTCTATTACGTCGTTATCTTCTATATATTCTTTATCAGATACCTCATCTAGCATAGCGTCTATGTCACTAACTTCCCCAGTATCTCCAGTGTTATCAGTTACTTCATCTACTTGTTCTTCTGAACTACTGGTAGCAATTTCATCAACTGGAGTGTTTACAGAGTTTCTATCTGTATCATCTGATACATTATCTACAGTATGTGTAGATTCCTAAGATGTCTCTTTCTTATCGCTACCTTGATTATTGTCTGGTTCTACCTATGTTTTACTTGATGATTCCTCTGTTGAAACAGGTTGACTATCTATAGGAGTGTCAAACTCTTCCTAATTTTCTACTTGGGCTTGCTATAAAGATTTTCTAGTATTACGTAAGTCTTCTCTAAATATAGCATTAGCTAATGTACGTTCGTTAGCTTCTACATTAGCACTATTTTCTATATCACTCCAACTCTAGTTAATCTTATGATTATAATAACTTATCAGTTGCCTTCTAGTAGGTTCTTCTTGAGTCTGATGATCCTCTTTATATTTCTCTGCATACTCAGTTAATACAGACTATTTTTCAGAATCATCAAGAGTGCTCCATAAAGGTTTTCTTTCTACTAAGTATCTATTAGATATAGATAATCTACCGGTATTATATGTATTTAATTTTGTAGATATGATATTTATTATTCCTGCATTAAGTATAGATGGAGCCAATACGTTTTCTAATTCCTCAATATTAGCAGGATCTTGTAGAGTATTAAATGTTCCCTTAAATAAAGTATTATCTAATTTACTAAGCGAATCTTTGATCTCTCTCTAACGTTTTTTTATAAATTCCTGTAAACCATTTATACCTTGTTTAGATATATCTATTCCATATTCAGTTTTGATTTCTTCGAGAGTTTTTTTACGCTGGTTAAGATCTTTATTTAATCTATCCAATACTCTGCTAGTAGCCCTAGTAACAATAGAGTTAATAATAGGAGCTCTAAATTCAGATAATTGTATTGCTGTCTAACCTTCAGCCAAACCGTTAGTATAACTCTCATACTACTGTTGAATGAATCTATTTAACGGAGAATCAATACTTTCATTAAATATCTATTCTATTTTTTCTGTTACTTTCTTATCTGATAAGTCAAACAATTCAGAAGCTTCATCAAAACTATTAATTAATTCTACATGATTTTGTACGAACATCTCGAAATCTTTACCAGACTTACGATTTATTCCCAGTTCTTTTAGATTATTATTTATATCTTTGTTCTTATATACACCATATACTATACGAGAAGTTTCTATATCCTCGTCAATCATCTTATCAGTAACATCTGTACCTTTATATCTCTTTAATTCTTCTATACTGTTACGTAAGTATTCAGGAGTATTCCCGTTACGATAAGAATCTAAAAATTGTGCTACTTTGAAGCTTCTATCTACTCTATCAAGATTTCTAGCAGAAAGTTCCTAGATACTTAAATCAGATTCAATTTGTTTTCTAGTTCTATTAATTTGCTATATATCGGGTCCAGCTCCCATAAGAGCACCAATAAAGCTACCAATACTCATTGCTTTTCGCAACTGATCATCGGTATTATACATATCATTCCAATGTAAGCCGTTATATGCTAGTGTAGCTTCAACAGCGGCTGTACCAGATTGAATTATACCATCTAAAAAGCTGTAAGGAGACTCCGTCTGAGTGCCATCTACAGGTATATCTGAATATCTCTTTTGGAATATAGACTGTTGCCCTTCCTCAATTCCTTCAGATATAGCTCGTTTTCCAGTATGTAAAGTAAAGTTAGCTATAGATTCTAGAGCTCTCTTAGTTGCTACTTTCTACATTGGATTATCGAAAACTTTGTCCGCAATCTTATTCGTTCTATCTTTTACTGCTTCTATTAATTTTCTAGTTCTAGCATTTTTCATAGCGGCAGTACCTATACCGTTAGCTATAGCTTTAGCCCCTATGGTATTATTTACTACTTTTCCCGTATACGATAAACCAAAATTCTGCAAATAATCACTAAGTGCTAAGGCATTATTTCCCTATTCTATTTCAGTAAGACCAACTCTAGCATCTTTAGCAAACTTATTATAGTTCTAATCACTAGTTTGAATATTATATGCTAATCCAAATTGAAGCTTTTCAAGGTCATCCATGGAGAATACATCATATCCTCTGGATTCCAATCCAAACTCATAATCTTTCATAACTTTATTAATGTCAAACTTATCAGAGTTCTCTAATAATTTTTGTGTATATGATGATAGTACTTCTGCAGCAGTTTCTTTATGTCTAAAGTAGGCTGTACTAAGTAGGTTGACTCCAGTTTCTCCTAATGCCCAAAGACCAGGATGTTTAGATGCTCTACCGCCCCACTTAACGAGATGAGCTGTAGCCATAGTGGCTCCCATAGCTTGCAATTCTGACAAACTACTACCAAGATGTGTTAATCCATACTTATATGTACTAGGATCAAATAAAGAAACCTCTACTTCCTATCTCTATTTGTCAAAAGCAGGATCAATTTCATCTGGATCATAAGTAATACCTAAAGGTATTATCCCAAGTAGAGGATCGTGTAGCATATGTTTTGTTTTTAAAGCCTTCTATTTAGCTTTAATTTCAGACTCCTTTTCAAATAGTGCTACATTAGCATCCTCTAAATTCTTGTTCAATCTATCTAGTTTGTTAGATAATTTAGCTGCCGCAGTTAGTCTATCGTTTAATTCATTATTAGTCTAATTCCAAGATAAGTCAATAATATATTGATTTCTATTATTCTACAATATAGAATTCATGACATCTCTAGATACAGCCTTGGGATACAATTGTCCAGGATGTGTAAACGCAGGTTCTATAGCCTAACCGTAAAATATATCTCTTATGTATGGATTAGTTTTAGCTGCTTCTTTTACTTGTTTTTCTAGCTCCTGTACCTCAGACATTACCTTAAAGTAATCTGGACCATCTACAGATAATTCTCCTAGTAATGTTTTTTGCTCTAAGTAACGTTTAGCAATCTCTATTTCCGGTATCCATTTACCTTCTGTTTCCCTTAACTCATTTACTCTAGCTTGAACGTTTATAGATAATGCATCACGTACATTTATATTTACAGCCTGGTCTATATAACTAGAATCATTTCCGTTTTCTCCCTTATAGTTATCAGTAAATAATCCTATTACAGCCTTACTTAAATCAGAAGCAAAATCGTATGATGAACCTACACCAGGTAATTTTTTAGTGGATTGTTCTTGTTTCTCAGTTATTTCCGATTCTTCAAGTGAAGTAACATAATCTTGTATATTATAATTAAGTTCTTCTTCTAACTGATTCCAAGCTTCATTTCTAACAGCTCTAGTACCAGTCTAACCAACATCAAACGTATTTAAAGAGCTAATCCCCGATTCAGAGAAATCGGGGGCAGTTCTTTTATAGTTTATTCTATTATGACTTAAACTTGTTCTATCCATATTAATTATTCATTATCGTCGTCTATGTTACTATAAGGGAATCTCATACTTTCTGAGCGAATATTCTACATTACATTTACGTTAGTACCAACTTTTCTAGAATTTTGGAACTATATATCAGCGGCAACTGCTGCCTAACCAGAGCTAGGTATTACAGTAGCCACAGGTACCATAACGTATTCAGTATCATTCTTAGTAGTAATAGACTTACTATCTATATTATCTCTATTATCTAATCTTACTACTACAGACCCACTAGTATCACTATTATTCAAAGTTACTACTTCTAATCCCGCTTCTTTAACTGCATCATATAAAGATCTAGCATTTTCATCATCATCTTTACCAGATGAAGTAAAGAATTTATCTTTATTAAATTGATTTAACGGAATAAATGCATATTTAGTTTGATAAGTTTGACCACCGTCAGTTACCTGTTTAGTTTCAGGAGATATAATAAAATTATTAAATTCTCCATTATTCCACATATCTGTAAATATGGCATTTCTTGCAGTTTGTGTGCCTAACTAATTAACATCTCCGAGCATACTAAATGCTAATTCATCTTGTAATATAAAGTCACTAGATTTCTTTCCAATGTAATTACCATTACTATCTTTTTTACCAGTAGTACCATATTTACCATATATATCTATAGCAGTATCTGGATCTAATGGAGAAGAGAAAGCATTTATTACATAATCTATAGCTGCATTTCTACTTCTAGTATGAGAGTACACGGATTCAAAACTATTACGCAATTTATCTTGCATTACACTAGGGTCTAACTATTTTAACACAGCATCTCGTCTATCTTTTGATAATACATTTATACCATGTCTAGTTACAGCATTCATTTCTTCTGGAGTCATATCTGTAAAATTTTCGTATATTCTACGTCTAGAATCCATATGAACTTGTTCTGTAAGATTAAGTAAGTTATTAGGATTATTTTTAGCGGCGGCTGCAGCTCTAGCTTGTATCTTGGCACTTTCTATCCACCATGGATCTCTTTGAGCCTGATCGTAAGCAAATTCTCTACCTGCGGTAATGAGTGTTCTATTAAGCTGTTCTTCAGCATTCTGTCTACTAAGACCTTGTCTCTATAATACTTCTAAATGCTTTTGATATTCTGGGGTATTCTGTATACTAGATAAATTCCTTTGAATTTCATAGTCTGTTCTATCAGTAGAAACTCCTTGATGAATCCATCCATCTTTAACTCCCATAAAACTAGCTTTCAGATTATCTACATATGGTCTCACTAAGTCTACTTCAGATTTATAAGCTAAAGGAGCTACGTCATTAAATATTCCACTATCTACTGTGTTATAGTTAGTGAAATCCACATCATGCCAAAGAGGATTATACATCCCCTTTATCATTAATTCCTAATTAGCCTTTTGTCTTGCTAGCATTCCTTCTCTACTTTGCTTTAAATTACTAAGAGTAGCATAATCAAGATTAGCAATACGAGAATTTAATCTAGCTCTAAAGTTAGCATCTTTCATAGCATCTGGATTAGTAGCAGCTTCATCTATTAAATCTCTTATCTTTCCTAAAGAGTTCTCATAGTATCTCTAAGTATCTACAGCAGAAGGAGATTGAAATTCTCCAAACTTACTAACAGTATTAGTAAATTCATTAGCAGCTTGTTCAACAGCTTGTCTTTGTGCCTAACCTATTCTATACAATTCACCAAAATTAATTGGTACATATGTATTCATTATAGGAGCTTCTGCAGCTCTATCGTATCTATTAGCTTGCATCATTTACCTCCTTTTCTTTTTATTGTACTACGATTAGAATTCATCATAGCTCTGAGATCATCCTCAGTAAAACCGGCTTGCAAGAATCTTTGATACAGAGGCCACATTTCCATATCTCTAGCTCTCTGATTACGCATCAATTCTCTATTCTGAGCCCATTGACTTAACTGACTTAAACCAGCTCTACGTATATTTCTAGCAGTAGCTCTATTCTGAGCATTAGCTTCATTAGCTATATTCGTAGCATTAACCCATTGCTGTCCTAAACTATTCATAGTATTAGCATAATCACCTAAGTATTGATTATTAGCATTACTTTCTTGAGATCTTAAACTAGCTATAGCTCTATCTGTATTAACAGCTGATTGTAATCTATAAGCTAAGTTAGCTCCCGTATTAGTATTAATTTGGCTAGCATTATAATTACTAGTAGCTCTATTACGGTTTAAATCTTCAATAGCAGGACTAATATCATATCTACGTCTACGCATCGTATTACTAATACTAGTAGCATAAGGATTATATACTGTATCAACTGTTTCAGGTCTACCAGTAAATAGATTAGACATAATAGGAGTTAAAGAAGCTATCCCTGACAAAGCAGAACCCCAATCAAATTTATTATTTTCAGGCTCAGGTTTGTTATAAGCATTGCTTTTAGGTAAAGTGGTAACCTTATCTGCTTGAGAAGTAAGAGCATCTCCTAAACCTGCCATTTCATCATTAGTAGCAGTTAATAGTTCTGGATGTTTTGGTTTTAACGGGTTAACTGTACCATACCAAGTAAACGGTAACTCTGGTTTACCTTCATCAATTAATCCTGTATTCGTAGAAGTAGAAGTTGCTTTACGTCTACGTGTTGGAGTACTAGTACTTACAGTAGCTGTAGTCGATGTAGGCTGTGTATTATTAGGATTAACTGGTACATGATACCATTGATTATTACCAGTTCCCCACTGTACTCCAGCTCCCCATTTACGATTAGGATTATAGATAGCATCTACTATTCTATCTCCTAAACCAGGTTTAATCTCATCGCCTAAAGCAGCTGCTTGTATCTACTTAGTCTTAGGTTTAATACCTTTACTTTGTTTAACAGATTCCTACATAGCAAACAACTAATCATGAATCATATTATTGTTCATTTCATTTAGTTTTGCTGCATTCTCTGCAAATCTGTCATTATACTTACTTTTCTTTTTTGCCATCATTTTCTCACCAAGTTGTGCAAATGTTTCTTTTCTACCAGGTACTTTAAGCTTATCACTTAATACTCTACTGCCTTCAGGTAAACTAACTAAATTACTATCAGTAGGATTATTATTCTCTGGTACTTTACTTATACTTCCATCTGGAGTCTATATTAATTCACCATCATCTACATAAGCTAAAGAGGAAGACACTCCTCCATTAGCCACAGTATCTGTATTCATCCCTATCATATCATCATACGCTTCACTTTGTAGGTAATTAGTACCTTGTACAGCAGCTCTATTACTATAAGCATTCTTCTTAATTGCTGCTCTCTTTCTACGTAATCTTCTATTACCGAATGCTCCAATTAGACCACTACCAAGACTACCTTCATCATAATCTGTGAACGAAGTCATTTCAGCTTCTTCACCAGATCTGCCTATTAGCCCTATACCAGCTCCTACTGCAGCACCAATTGGACCAGCAACTTGGAAGCCAGTAGCTGCACCACTAGCTATGTCACTTACAGATTGTGCAGCAGCTTGTCTTCCTGTAGTAGCGTTAGATTTCTAAAAAGGAGTAGTTAAAGTATTTAATATATCAGGAGCATTTCCAAGCATGTTGTTTCCAATTTCTTTGAATTGAGTTCCAAATGCATATGCTGGTACTTTTGTTTTCTTTTTACTTTTCATATCAAATTAATGAATTTCTGTATGTTGTTGTAATCTATGGTATTTCAAAAGTACGATCTATATCAGAATCTAACTCATAATCGCATATCATATACTTACCTCTTAACCTAGCAGGTAACGATAACGCATCTTCATTCTTATCTGCTCTAGGTATAGGGAATCTAAATGTATCTTCTCTATAATCGGTTATTATATGTTGTTCAGGAGTAATAACATTACCTTCTTCATCAAGTTCTTCTTCAGTATGCTCTCTAATAGCTTCTTGATGTTTGGTACTGAATTTCATATAATCTATGATATCGTCCTTAATAGACTCTTGATTACCATCTCTGAACTCTCCTTGTAATCTAACATTATCAAATACTTTAGTATAAGGAGCATTCTTATTAATAACTATTTCTAATTTAGCTTTTCTATCTAAAGGAGTTAACCCTATTACTCCAGTATCATGTATAGTATGCAATTCATTGTCTTTTATTGCTACTACTCTATCAGAAATAGGTAACGACCATTTAGGATTAAATGTATAGAAAGATGTAAATCTACCTAACTACTCATTAAATACTAGTGGTTTATTTAGTACATTAAACCACACCTCGTTATACTTCTTATCAAATAAAGACATAGCTTTAGCCCTATCTTCTTTAATGTTTTTATTAAAGTAAGATTGTACCTGCTTTTCTTTAGATAACTAACTTACTTGACCTGTATAAGAACATATTTCGTTCTTATCATAATCGTACCAATAAAGCACATTATCTGAATTAATTATACTCTTGTCATTCTTAATAGACGAACCATTAGTAGTAGTTACGTAGTCGAATCTACTTAATATACCACCAGTACCTAATACTAGTTGATTTACATTATCGTCAGTAATAAGTGATCTTTCATTGACAGAAGCTACTCCTACTCCAGTATCTTGGAAATAGAACAGTCTATCTTTGAATACTTTTAGATTGGTTATGTCTCCCCACTGATTATCTACATCTAAGTAATCAGCTACTTTGAATTTAGACCACTAATCTATTACTTCATTATTAGTCTTAGCCTATGAGGTTAATATTCTATTAGTATACTTTACATCTTTATCAGCGTACATAGAATTAGGTACATATAATTTACCAGTATTCTATGCGGAATAAACAGAATTATATACAAAGTAAGGAAGATCTTGTACGTGTATATCCTACATCTAAGTAGGCTCTAACTGCAACCAAGAGTCTGCAAAATTTGAACTAGTTACTGTTCTATGAATCTGATCTCCGTGGAATAAATTCATATTAATAGAACTTTCAAATGGTATATAAGCTCCTATATAATTCTTCATTCCATCCCATTCTTTAGCATCAGGTAATTGGAATAGCATGGTATTAGGATAATCTAATAAGCTTAGATAAGTATCTCCTCCGAATACATACTTGCTGTCGTGCGCTGCTATACTTATGTATACAGAATTCTGTCTAGATGAGAATGTATTACCACCATATATAGAATTACCATCACGTTTAACATTAAATACAGGAATAGCATTAGTAGAATCAAAAGGATGAAGTTCTGGATATTTACTAGTAGGTACGCTATTAAATCCAGAGAATACATTCTATAATTCTGGTACATGGGCTATAATACACGGACCAGCTGGGCCTTGTAATGATTGATTATCATTATGAATAAAATCGGACATAGAGTAATTAGTATAAGTTCTATTACCAACATTTATTCTTTTAGCCACTACATCTGGAGCCCCATACATGTTATAGTCTATGTTAGGCGGATATTTAGCATCTTCAATATATGATGTAGATTGAGATTGCCCAAATGTTGGAACGAAATATTTAGCTATTGATGCTCCACGGTATACCTTATTACCTCTACTATCTTGATAAGGGAATCCCACAGCCAGTACGTTAAGACCCCATCTACTACCATAACCTACATATGGCACAGTATCTTGCTGTAATACTCTACCATCTATCTGAGTAACGTAATCCGCCGCAGCAAATATACTACGACTTACACTATTACCAATAGTATTACCATTTACATAGTTATCTTTAAAATCATCAAACTTACTGTCGTTTACTTTACCACCTACAAATGGAGAGTAGTATGAACCTATACCATCTAAGTACACACTTCCTTCAAACAGTTTAGTTGCATCATCACCCTGTACACATATTTCTGGAGATACTAAACGTATATAATCATTTACTCTCATAGTAAGAGAGAAATTACCAATATCTTCCGCTGTACCTGTTGATATTGCTAATTGTTCACCAATCAAACTACAGAAGAAAGGAGTAGGTCTCATCTCCAAACTACTATCTAATTCAGATCCCTATCCTACATATTTATCCTGCTCTTGAATTCTATACTCATATACGTAACTACCTACTGTTTGCATAACTACAGTCCTATCACGTTCAGTTCTATCACAACGAACTATCTCGTAACTCACTGCACCTACAGGCATCTTCTTTACTTTGAATTCTACGCCCAAAGCATTACCTATAAGAGTATTGTTCTCATATCTAAACGGAGGCATTTGAGAAGCATGAGGCATTCTAATATCCCCTATCCAGAGTACAGGAGAAGCTACCGATTTATCATTGTAGAATATTATACCAAATCTATATATCTCATCTCTTTGGTAACCTCTATAATTAGCAGCTATATAAGGATCAGCATAGTTAGGTATATATGAATTGTTCTACTGTTCTTTAGTAGGTTGTACTATCTCAGGCATCTTGTCTGTACCTCTATTGATATATCTAGTATTGTTTCTAACAGTAGATACATCCATACTACAAGATTGATCTAATCTAAACTTATCTTGTTTATTGCTTAAATTTATATCTGTAGTTATGAATGAATATTCTATATTAATACCATAACCACCTAATTCACCTCCCTTATTGTATATATATACATTCTAGGAATTAGATGCATCCTTTGTATACTTTGTGTTATTAAAGGGATTTATACAGTCATGAGTAATAGGAATACGTTTTATAGCTTCATCATCTGTTATAGATAGACGAATATTATTACTATCTAAACTAGATAATAACTATATGCTTCCTTCTGAATTAGCTCTATATGCTCTAGCATCATAGTCATTACCATCTTCATCTTCTGGTATCCAAGTATTCTCTGTTACATTAGCAGCGAATAATCTATTTTGCATTTTAGCAAGAGTCTACGCTATAAACTAATAACCAGTCATAGCATTAAACTCATCTATAGATATATCGCTTAATGTAGAACCATAATCTACATACTGAATATCTGTTTGACCATCTGGAATATCTATTTCATCTACTATACTAATAACAGGAGTAGAGTTGTTCTGTTCATAGAATATACGGATTACTCTCAACTTATTAAAGTCCTAGAGAGATAGTTCAGTAGATAGCATTACTGATTTATTTGATGACTTATTTAAACCAGTACCTTTATATTCAGAACTACCTTGGCTAGTTACACTATTTGTTAAGTGAATTAGCTCGCTCATTGGAGAAGTAACTGTTTCAGTACCATGCACATTGAATAATTGATAACAATATGTTACCATTCCAGCTTTAAGATTACCTTCAGATAACCAACGGAATTTAAACGGCAATAAACTTACTACTGGAGTTATTTCTAATGAACCAGGGTTGATTATATTTCCATTCTCATCTATAAGATTAGAATTGTCTATATACTCATTACTCATTATGTTAACAATCTTAATAGGACTGTTTCCATCAGTAAAGTATATCTTTATATTAGTATCTGATTCATAGTTACCTACAATACTTAGTGTGGGATTCTTAGATAAGTCTTCACACAACCCTAGAGCTCCTTTACATACTAATTTGATCTGAGGCATATTACTATCAAACCCCATTAATCTGTATATCTTATTAATGTTATCAGATGTTTTAGTTATTACTACCGCAATATCATTTATAGTAGTAGTACCTATTATCGTTTCATCTTTAGGTATAATAGTATCGTATCTTCTAGGATTCTCTATACTTTGTAATACTCCTGTAGTTCCTCCATCATTAGTGATAACACGAACATCCTCAGCATATCTATACTGAGTATCCGGTATCAAATTTACATCCTAGTCCATATTAAGACCACCCGTAAATGTATTAACTTGTGCAGTATTACTTATCATATCAATCTTAATGCGCTATCTTGGTTATATAATATCTATTCTTCACCACTAGTACTAAAGAAAGTATCGTGGTCATTCATCTCAGGATATAACTTATGCCAGGTATTCTTCACATTTTCTAAATCATCCACAGTAGGCATCATAGCTTCGGCATATGCTTGCTTACGATAGAAGTTATAAGAGTTACGTATATCATAATAATCTCCCTGACTTATTTGACCTTTTAACTTTTTAGGATACATTAATTTCATAGTAACATACCAGTATATAGCTTCCTTATAAGACTCTAAATCTGGTATCATTGGCATACTATCTTCATCTGTATATATAGCATAATATGATATCTTAATGTATCCTCTAGGTACATTAGTCATTATATAACCAGGTTTAGTCATATACTGTAAATCATAACTATACATAGTACCATCTTTATGACCTATTCTATTACTTAAATATCTGCCATTTGCTGTAGGTACAGTATTCTAGTTTATTAATGCACTTAATGTTTCTCTAAGATTATTATCTTCATTTAACTTGTCCAATGCTTCTCTATCGTTAGTAAGATTAAACATATTCTTAACTAATGGGAACATGGCTGCATCCTGCACTAGCATACAAGCTTTACTACAACATTGATTATCATGAGATACACCAAAACTGGATGTTGCTTTTCTCATAGGTAGCCATCCACCATTACAACAATATGAGTATGCTACCTAATCTAATTTATACAAATCACAAGGTAATGATACTTGGTGGCATTCTATTGGAAGTATTTCTACTTTATGCTCAAACTGCTATATAGCTCCAATCTTGAGTATGGATTCCATAATCCACTCCCGAATATCTGTAATACGTATCTCATCTTCTCTTAAATCGAGATCTGCTATTACTTTAGCTACTACAGAAGCTGAACTAATCATACGATTATTTATCATAATTCTGGGTAATCTTTTGTTTTGTTGAATATTATTTGAGCTAAATTTCTCTTGTTATCTCTTGAAGCTATAAACTAATACTTAGTTTTATTAGTAAGCAAACTGTCTTTCTTTGACCAAAAGAATCTATACTTATAATAATTACTATGGTCATTAAGTAGGTATACAGGCTTACCGGTTTCTTTTGTAGCTTTCCAGTCCCATCTAAGACTCTTGCCTGTGAATTCTTTTGGCTAATGTTTAATGATTTGTAAAGTACCTAATCTACATGGAAACTTGAACTCTTTACAACTGTACATCACCTCATCTCTAATGTACTAAAAATAGTCATTAATGATATTTTTATATGTCTATAAGTCAATATCGTATGGAGTATTAGGTTCTATGTACTATTTATAGCTTTCATAGAAATCAGTAGTAGTATAACTCTTTCTCTAATATTTCATATATCAATTATTTATTACTAACTCTGTTCTATGTATCATCATGCGCATCATTGGTATCATCACTAGGCATAGTAATCATAAAACGTAATTCTCTCTCTAATATCATCTATGTAATAGTTGGTATCATTGCAGACGGTATAGGAAACTCACTATCTGGATCAAAACAAGCATTAAGCTCTGTAGGATCTTCAGCTATTACATCTACACTGATATACTCTAGCTGATTAGAATCCCCATCTACATATATCCTATTATTCTTAACCCATGCAATATAGTCTTTACATGTAGCTTTTCTATACTTCTATAATTTAGCTTTAGTACGACTACCTATCTAAATTATATTACCAAACATATCACGTACATTTATTACTCCAGGTCTATAGTTAAAGTCTATTAACTTAGGGAGTTCTTTATCTCCTACATAAGTAAAGTAACCTGGTACAGTTTCTTCACGGTCTAAATGGATAGGTTCTATAGTAGTAAGATATAATTCGTTTATATCTCTACCCTTATCTATATCTTGCTTAATCAACATAGCCCTATAACCTATGATCCACTTTTCAATTTGTATTCTACTTAAATGCTCAGACTCTGCAATATTATTATTACGAGCAATAAGTAGAATGTTATCTACAAGCTAATTGAGTGTCATAATATATTATGTTTTAATAACGTTATAAGCCATATAACGCATTTTAAGACTGTTATAGGCACTTTCTATTATTAGTAATACAATCCTTTAATTTAAGTAATAGCGGTCTTAAAAAGGCTTAAAATAAAAAAGGTTGATCTTATTGACCAACCTTATCCATAGCATTCTTCATATCCTAAGGGAGCATTTCCTTCATAGGTGGTGGAACCATCTAATTAGCTTTCCTTATTATATTCTTCAACTCACTGACTTCTTTCTATAGTTCTAATATTTTATCGTTCTCTCTAGCTGGTTCATTATCTACTCCCAGCTTATCTAATAATACTTGGCACTTAGCCATTTCTTCATCACATTTAGCTATTGCCTCTTTTCTCTATTTGTACGTATCATATTGATTACGTACTATATTTATAATTTCTTGTTTATCAGTAGATATAGTAAGACCTATAGAATTATCCGTTATAACTGATTTATTTTCAGGTATAGTAAATTTCTTAGTCTCTCCATTACACTATATAGTTATATCTACTACTTTCTTTCTGGGCTGATTAGGCATAGGGAACTATCCTGGTGGTAGTGGCTCATCATATATTGAACTTACTTGAGTAACGGAACCTTCATTATACTCAGTAGTCTTTTTGAATGTACCAACTACTTCTATTATATATACCTTGTCACCTATATTTAATTGATTGAATAACATAATAAGTTAGTTTTATAAGGGCTCAATTAAGAGCCCTTTTGTTTATTATTACGCACTTGGTGCGGTTATATTTGCAGGATAAGCATTCACTAACTAATAGACATTATTACATTTATTATAATATATTAAATATCTAAAGTTTAGTTGTAGGTCACCTGCTTGTACATCTTCTTGTAGAGCGTTGCGAAGCATAGATTGATTATTATTTTCACTGTTACCATCTGATAAACCTACTGGTAATGAAGCGCTAGCTTCAGCAGAAGACTGTCTTACATCCAGAAAGAACAATCCTTCGTTTGGTAAACTTCTATACTCTTGATAATTAACGTCATATCTTACTTCAGTAGAAGTAGCTACTACCCCAGTAGTTTTAAGTACTGGAATTCCAGATATAGTATTTAATCTTCTACGACGCCTTCCAAATAAAAATGGACCCCAAAATGGGAATAACGGTTGTACATTATAGAAAGGATACATAATTACCTCCTTTCTTTATTAGCAACCACAACCACAACCATTGTTATAACCTACTCCATTAAAGGCTGCATCACCAGCATAAGCTCCCATAGCAGCAGCTCTAAATATTTCAGGATTATAGCATGACAATTGCGGATAAGGAACGCTTACTGTATTAGGTAATTTGCATTTAATACCATCTACATCTGATTGTAAAGAATTCAACTTAGTTACAATCGGAGCAGTAGCAGAGCTAATCATATTACCGAAAGTAGCCGTTTGGTGTTCCTGACTTAACTGAGTAAGCAGTGTAGAGTTTCTCTCACGTAAACTATCAATCTTATCAAGCAAAGCCTGATTCTGCATAGCATCTAACTTAGCAATTATAGATTGAGTATTAGCTGTACCACTATCACGAAGAGCTAAAGTATTACTGTTCATAGTATTAACTAAGTTATTAGTCTGATTACATACAGACAACTGGTTTTCATAACCCATCTTAGTAATATTGTTATTTACAGCATCAATAGATCTCTGAGTAGTGCAGCAGCAATTAGCTAACTCAGAAGCAAGAGATGCATTACCTGAAGTAATAGCATTGATTACTTCACAGCTAGACAATTTAGTATCACAAGAAATCTGACTTACACCAGAATTGATAGTATTAAGAGCTGTCTGAACAGCATTAATATCACAATTCAAAGTATTAGACAGTGAGCTTATAGCTTCCTTATTGCCATTAATAGCTTGCATTAACAGGTTGGTGTTAGCGTCATTATTCAGCTGAGAAGCTAAACGACTTGCGTCATTACCTCCACGACCGAAACCGTTACCACCAAAACCACCCCAGCAGAAGAAGATCAAAATAATCCAAATCCACCACCAACCGCCGTTTCCACCGAAACCACCGTTGTTCATCATAGCCATCAAAGCAGCCGGATCCATACCTTTATTAGCGTTTTGCATTAAAGCAGCAAGACCAGCATCAATACCACGATCCTGCACAATAATTCTATCTTCTAACATAATTGATTTAATTTAAAAATTGATTTTTATTAATATCTAACGTAGCGAACAGCTTTGCCACGTCCATATTCTGAATAAGGTTCGTACTCTTTTTCTCTTTCGAGCATACGTTCATAGTCATCTTCATAATCTCTAGCTCTGCTAGTAGAATATACTCTACGACCACCACGCATCATGCCACCTCTTCTACCACCTCTACGGAATAAGCCTATGCGTTCAAATTCGTCATCATCATCATCTTCGTATTTGTCACGCTTTTCAACTTCTTCCTCATAGCATTCCATTTCAGCTTGTCTGATCTTATCACACATAACGTAAATATAGTAATACCACATCTTACCTTCATCAATGTCTTTATCATTGATCCAAGCCTTTGCCAATTCAACAAAATGCTTAGTACTATTAGAGTTAGTCATACTTATAATTACTTTATAGTAATCAGAATAAACCATGTTAAGTGCTACGAACCAATCATAACGATTAAATCTGCTACCCAGATTTATTCCGTACTGACTGGCTAATGCGGTAGTTTCCTCTACAGACCAATGCGGTCCACGAGTACCATCCTCATTTTCCATTTTACTTACAGCTTTACGGGCATGTTCCTCATTGAAGTGAGGACCGTGTTCTGCTTCGTAAGCCTTTACACGAAATATTCTATGCATATTATTATTGATTAATATTATTGAATATATTGATTATCATTTTGGTAACTCAATTACACGAGTATCAGTTACCTTGATTATTGGATTACTGTTAACTATCTGATATTTTTTGGTACGTATACGTTTCCAATCAAAGTGCAAGAACCTAATAAAGCCGTTACGGTACTTATTCTTGTATTCTTTCTTCTCTTCTACAAACAGAATCTATTGATTCTTAATATCTAATGTGGCTTTAAGGATTGAATCCTTTCTACTAACTATGATAGTTGTTAATGGATTAATTTTAAGTTCTTCGTCGAAATCTATTAGCTTATGTTTTATAATAGTTCTAACTGAATCTTTAATCTCGGTATTGATTACATTTATATTAGTTAGGTTCTTGTCTTTGATTTTAAGCTTTTTCTAAGCATCCTTAGTTTCTTTTAATAAACTATCATTACTAGTATTTAGTTCTTCTATAGTAAGCTATAGTACTCTGTTTAACTATTCCTTCTAGGATGCTAATTGTTCGTAAGCTCTAATATTGTTAGTTATTCTGTCAATCTCTTTATTCTTTTTCTGTAGCTAATGGTTCTAAACAAAAACAGTCGCAATAAGTAAACTAACTAAACCTACTGCGACTGCTCTGAAATTCCTTGTAAACCAATTAACTATCAACTTTAGTATTGGAATCATCTGGTAATTCTTTATCTAATGATATATCTAAATATTTCTCTCCTTTTGCTTTTATAACCTTCTTGAGTATTTTCCATATCTTCCATTGAGGATATAAGTCGCTAAACGATTCTAGTAACGACCAAAACTCAACTAAGGCTATCATTCCTGCTACTATTTCTACAGCATGCAGGTTAATAGAGGTTACTACCAGCTAATCTATTATTGACGCACTAGTTATTGCTACTGCTGCATCTCTAGTCTTCCATATAGTTTTCCATGCTTTATGTGATTCAATCTTAGGATGCCCATATTTTTTAGAGACTTTATAACCATAGATAGCATCAAGTAGTATCAATATACCGACAGTAGTGATAGGAACCCATACAGGCGCGAATATAGAAAGTAGCCCAGTTATAACAGAAGCTACGCATTTATCCGTACTACTGAACATGTTCTTAAATATTGACATAGTATGTTCTCCTAATTGTTGGTAATTCATAGATAGTAGCTGATAATAAAAATCAAATAAAGCCCTAACAGATTAAAAGGGGAGTAAAATCTGATAGGGCTCGAAATTCCGTTTGAGATTATAACTATATAACGATAAGGTTTATTTAAAGTTTCTATTTTGAAAATCTTCTTGCATAAACTAATAGCTCTTTATAGCGTAATATCTTCTTTAATAAGTTGATACCATTACAATGTTTAAGCCAACCTATATGGCTACACATTTCTTGTTTGTAATCTTCTACTGTAATGTGTTTCTTTCTACCTAATCTAGCAGCTTTCTTGCACATACTACGCTTAATATTCTTTCTTACTAAAGTATAGTCATGCCTTATTACATAACCTACAAATGATATTCCTCTATCTTCCACCTTAAATACCTGATAGTTATCTTTAAAAGATAATTTTAAAGTAGCTATATACTACTTCATTTCTTCAAATAAACTCCATAGGTATTCTTTATTATTATGCAATATTACTATATCATCTGCATATCTGAAATAATATTTGACCTATTTATCTTCTTTAAGCCAATGGTCAAAGTAAGTAAGATATAGATTAGCAAAGAACTAAGATAAGTAATTACCAATAGGTACACCTTCTGCTGAATCTATTATTTCATCTAATAGCTGTAATAACTTCTAATCTTTTATCTTCTTTCTTATTATACTTTTTAATACTTCATGATTTATACTAGGATAGAACTTTCTAATATCTAACTTAAGACAATAAGTAGTGTTATCTACATCTTTTAAAGCTTCTTTAACATTATGTAATGCTTCGTGAATACCTCTGTGTTTAATGCAACTATAAGTATCTTTAATAAAGATAGATACCCATATAGGTTCCATTATATTCATTACAGCATGATGTACTATTCTATCTGGATAATAAGGTAATCTAAATATTAATCTTTCTTTAGGTTCTCTGATTATAAATGTATTATATTCAGAAGTTTTATACGTACCGTTAATTAAATTCTGCTATAGTTTTTTAAGTAATTCTTCTTTATTCTAGTCAAACTCTTTGATATCTTTTCTACTAGATTTATTTCTTCTAGCTTTCTTATCTGCTAAATATAAATTGTCTAAGCTAACAATCTTATCGAATAAATTATTATATCTCTTCATAAATAATATTTTCTGAAATACCTTCGTGCATTTTCGCTTTTGCTACCAATGCACTTAAGAAGCATGTCATATTTTACCAAGAGGTAAGGTTCAGCCCTTGATTTTTTGTCAGTTATAATTTTTTTTACGTATTTCAGTGTCCTGACATTCGCATTGGAATTGTCTAACTCATTGTTAGAATTCAAATTGAACAAACCTGCATTAGACTCATTGTCTGAGTTACTGCTGATTTACTCACGACTGCAACCTTTTATTGGTTAATTAAAACCAGTTTTCTTCAGATTCTATAGAATCCAATTGTTCATAATCCTCATCATTTAACTCTAATGTAGCTGGAGCAGCTGGCAATGCCGGTTCACCATAGAAGGTAATTCGAGTCCCGACAGCCGCAAGGGAAACGCCCAACCCATGGGTAGAATACAAAGCGAACAAACCCGCAGCAGACCCATTGCCCGAGCTACCGCCGATCAGAAGAGTTCTAGGTGTAGCTGTAGCACTAGTCCAGTGATAATCACAATAATAGGTTGCAGCACTAGCTCCATTTCCTACTACAGCTGGGAATAGATCTGCCTAATTATTATTAACAAGTTTTTTTACATATTGACTAGTAATTGTACTTTCTTTAAAGTCTTGTAACTCATAACCTGCTGCAATTAACTGTTCTGCAGTAGGATTATTACCTCCTTCAAATGTACCAAACTTAGTATAATCTTTGCAAATATATACACTATTATCAGTACCAGCAACTACTACATCAATTACATTCTTCCATACATGACCAAATGGATTCTCAATACCACGGTATCTAGGAACATTAACTACCTTAGTACCAGTAGATGCACCTTCTGCATTAGTGTTAGTATGAGTATACTCAATTATACCAGTACCATTACCTAACGAATTAGTAGTACCACAGGGTACAAAAGAATATGTAGTAGCTCCATTTACAGTTACAGTTCCTGTAGTTATACCTTCACCTAAACCACCTTGATGATAACCTTCTGCAGTTAAACTAGCATTAAATGCTTTCTGACTATTCAGAGTAGCATATTCTACTACGAATAACCAAGTAAGATCTCTGTGAGCATCATAAGTATAGATATTCCAGTTGTTAGTACGACTATAATCAGTAGTACTTGTATCTCTAGCCCAAATTTGGAATTGATCTCTAGTAGCATTTACAGTAGGTTTATATTTTATATTACTTATAGAGCGTAACAGATCAGGAATAGTCTCAGATGTTATTCCCTCATAAGCACCTATATACTTCTTCTCTACTTTGACATAACCAGGGAGATTATACTCACTCATACGAATTTCAACTGTATTATCTGGAGTAGCTACTAACAATCTATAATGTTCTGGAAGTTCTACAAAAGTTTCTGGGCTGACACCTTTACTGTCTTGAACTACAGCAGTACCATCTTCCCACTTAGTCCAATCGTCTGCTTTTAAATACCTCTTAGTATTGTCATCATTATTAATAGTACAACCTCTCATCTTACTCTGGATAGGAAGTGTTCTATGCATTTCCATATTACCAGTACGTACACCATCAGGACTAGAACTATTAGCTAAGTCAAACTTAACACCATACCACAGTTCGTTTTCATTTCTACTAAGCTTACCAATCTCTTCATCAAGAGTAACTGCAGCACTTATAGCACTAGGACTATCTGTTAAGTAATTAGTACTTGATAAGTCAGGCATTTCATTAGCTTCAGTTAAACCTACTTTATCATTTACTTTAAGTATAGTACTTCTAAGCTCTGTAATATCTTGATTTAAAGCTGTCTCTAAACTGTCAATATTGCCTTGAAGTTCTGTATCCTTAGCTTTGAGTTCTTTCACTGCATTCTCTCTTGCAACCTTTTCATCATTAATTGCATCAGGAAGAGTTTCATTAATGGCTAACTTTTCAGCACCAGTCATTAAACCAGCAACAGTATTAGTAGCAGGAGTAATAGTAATATTAGATAAAGTAGATTCTACATATCTACCATCACTCTTCTCTACTCCAGTAAGACTGATAGTAATGTTATTAACATCTGTTTGATCTAATTGGAATGTACTTAATAAATTATCTGGCATAGAGTTAACTACATTCTCCATAGCTTTACCCTTACCACCATCATAAGCAGTACCAGTAATATCACCAATGATAATAGCATTAGAATCGATGTGTACCCATTGTGAACCAGACCATCTAAACTGATAACTTACTTCACCAGGAGTTACATTGACATATATTTTATCTCTTTCACCTACTATAGGAGTTTCATGTCCAGCATCTGCATATAACTTTATATTCTGAAGTACTCCAGTAGGAGATACAGTATAAGTAGCATATGCATCCATTACATCATCAACATATGAAGGCAATTGACTAGCAGGTACTTTACCATTACCATCAAGTTCAGCAAGGCCGTTAGGTTGACCCTTTAATGCTTTGAAGTCTTGTAAGTCTTCATTTACATCATCAATCTTAGTATCCAGTCTATCTACTTGAGCTTTTACAGCAGCATCACCTTTATTAATAGCATCTACTATACTAGTACCTTTAAAGTAGTTATTGCTACTATTATCAGGTAAAGATATAATGTCACTATTCTTATCATAGTTTAAACCAACAGACTGAACAATCTCTTTAATATGAGTCCATTGGTCTACATTAGCATCTCTATTCAGTGGTATCCATTTCTTAAGATCAGGACTATATGACTTAATAACATTACCAGTACTGTCTGTTGCTAAGTCAATCCAGTAAGAAACTTCTTTAGGATTTGGAGCATACTTAGATGCTATGAAATTAGGATTTTCTTGTTTAACCATATTTGCAAATATTTAATAATTAAATAATCTCCTGTTCTGGAGTATTCCATTCAGGTGAATTAGTAATATCTTCTTCATCTAATAAAGGAAACGGATATTCTACAGTAGTGTTTTCATCAGTTTCAGACAGTAACATTACTGGAGGAAAATATTCATTGAATATCTCTTCATGGATAAGAGCTTCTGTACCATCTATATTAGTACGTCTATATTCCCAGTCCTTGTCGAACTGTTTCAGTTCTTCTATAGGTATAGCTAACCATTTCATATTATTCAGTTTTACGTTTCAGCCATTCTTCATTAAGTCTTTCCTTCTCGGTCTCTATTTCTTCTGGTGCCAAAGATTTATTATAAAGGGCGAAATAGTAGATTGCACAATTGGAAAATCCGTGTACTTTATTCAAGTCAATGTTGAAACCATCAGCACCTAAAATCAAATATTCTGTATCTTGTAATGAGCCACGACTTATAGTATTTCCATTATAAGAAGTAGTTGTCATATAAGATACATTATTTTGTTGAATTGTACGGTAGTTATTTTGTCCGAAGCTGGTTAACTGATTCTTTCTTTCAAAAATAAATGCACCGTTCCATTGAGAGGATGAAGTTCTTTTACTTGCTACAGAACCGGTTTCCTCATTTATTATCTCCCTTTTACATATCACTGTATAATCGTCAAGAATAGGCAGATTATTGCATATACCGTAATCATCCACTCCATCAAATACCAGCGCGCCTTCATAGGCTGATGGCAGTTGGGTAATGGTAACTACGTCGACAGTATTTATAGTGAAGCCTGCGGTTATTCCAGACGTACCCTCTTTGTAACATAGAGGAAGTGTGTATATACCATCTTTATTATAAGAAATGTTCTTTTCAAGACCTTCATTGTTTCTATAATAATACAATATTTGTCCAGAATTAAGACCTTTGATTTCTATAGAATAAGAAGGAATATCGGATTCCAATTGACTATAAGCAATTGTTGCATATCCTTTATTTATCCCGGCTTCCTTATGTATTGAAATAGAATTGGAAGTTGTATTACTTCCGGTATACTTTGTAAAATCTACCTTATATTTCCCGAACCCAGAATTAAGTGCATAAGCGAAATTCTTAAGAACCATTTCATTTCCTTTTACTCCTCTAATAGAAGAAGGCTTGTCATTATTGGAAAGCCCGGACATAAACCAAGCATCCACTAAGGATTGGTGGAATGAGGGGCCGGACGGCTCACCTTCAGGTAGTAGCCATTCTCCTAATACTACAGCACCTATATTAGTGTACTGGCTTATCCTAATACGTTTACCAGCAAACTATGTAAAGTCTACTTCTTTAGTATTAGTTACCTAGGAACTAGTATTAGATATAAGATCTTCAATTAGCAAATAGCCTGAGTATACTGCAGGTTCTATAAACTAATCTCCTTTCTCTATATCATACAACTAGGGGAATACATAGTATGCCTAGGGATTTATAAATATTGGATTATATAATATTGTTTTCACATCATCATTCTTTAAAGAATCCACTAGGAGCACTTACTTTATTAAATACTACACTATCAGTAGTAGCTAATGATAATTGAGCTCTAGTAACTACATGAGGATTATCTCTTCTAGCTGCATGAGTATCAATAGCATTCTGTGCATTAGTAATCAATTGTCTAAGCTCATTAATCTGAGATTGCAAATTATTATCTACATTAGTTCTATTCTCAATCTCTTGATTAATTAACTCAGTAAGATCAGTAACTTTACCATCTACGTAAGTCTTAAGTTCATTCTTAGCTTTAGCAATCTCACTATTTACATAGCTTCTTAAATCACTAATCTATTGATCAATCTTACTATCTAACTCTTGTATATTCTGAGTTAATTCAGTAATCTTCTATTGAATAGAACTTAAATCACTACCTACTATATTAGTTATATCTTGACGAATATCTTCAATATTAGAATTGATATTAGTAATATCTTGATTTATATCATCAATGTTATTATTGATATTTGTAATATCCTACTTGATACCATTAATCTCATTTCTAATATCATTAATCTGAGTAGTTAATTCTTCTACTTTCTGATTAATATACTACCATAGTCTATTAACTTCCTCTTTCAGTTCATCTTTAAATTCAGCTAATTCATTTCTGATTTCAGTTATAGCTTCATTAATAAACTGTTCTATCTAATCAAGAGCTCTATTAATATAATCAATGATAGCATCTACTTGCTTATCATTCAGATCTAGCATCTCCCATGTATTAGTATCATTACGATAGTATCTAATACAACCACCATAGTAATTAGAGGTAACGTCAATCCAATAATCTACTTCTAGAGGATTAGGCTACGTATCTGATGCTCTAAATCTAACTATCTCTCTTTGTAACATATGTTATGCTTTAAATGTTGTTATTTTATCTTCTGTTCCATCATCATATACATCGATATGAACCCAGTCACAATCTTCCTCTAAACGTACTTTACATGGTAATAATAAAGGTTTAGCCTTTATTATCTCTCTTATTTCTTCTGCAGTCTTATCATCACAAGTAAAGTCAATGGCATTACCGGTTACATGTGCAGATACATATACACTCTTCTTACCTTTTACTAAAGGACACAGGTTACAACGCATACCTCTTTGATGCATATTACCAATATTGATATGCATTGGCATTCGTAAAATATCAGTACGTAGACACAGTAATACATGTAGTAGCTATGTACTTAAGAACATCCATGACTATTCTCCAAATCTACTATATATGTGATTACATACTAATTCCTTTACGTCAAAGTAAGGTTTAAGCTGTTTAATTATTTCTTCTCTCGGCATCATTGTTATTCATCATTAGAGCATCACCAACTAGATTGGCTGCTACGTTCATACCAAATTGTTTAGTGTCATTATCTATCTCACTTACCTTCACGTTGATTTGAAGGAGCAGAAGATATATCTGCTCCAACAATTCTCTATCTGTCATATGTGCTAAGTATGGATTCATGATATCTTATTACCTGCCTACTTTACCATTATTTGACCAGTTATGGGTGAATTGGTAAGTTCCCTATAATTCCAATCAATATCTCCGGCATATCTACTTTGCACAATATATATAGGTACTGCACGATCTCGGCCATCTGATACAGGAGCATTGATAGTTAATAAATCATACTGATGGCTTTCTCCCCCCACTTCATACGTATTAGTAAACCAAGAATTATCCGTAAAATTCATAAAATTATTTACCCTATAAACGCTACGTATGGCTCCAAATTGATAATTATATGAATTATATTCTGAACCTATTGTATATATTTCAAGTGAACTTTCTACCTCGAATTCTTTTGAAGTTGGTGCTGTAACCAGACCAAAGTTAATTTCACTTGGATAAGTATCAGATCCTCTGAACTTTACGAAATAGGATGCAACAAATGCGTCACTACCTACCTGCGTTGTATCACAGGTAATAGTTTTCTAACTTTCGCTCTATGTTATTGTTATAGTACCTGTTCTATTACTAGCCGATCCATTTTCACTTACAACAATAGCAAATTTACCTTCATTAGCAATGCTACTAGTTCTCTTAGTTACTGTTAACCAAGTCTAACTACTGCTTATACTAAAATCTAGATATTGTCTAGTACTAGTATCTTCTACACCATCTACATACTTAGACTTATAGCTTAAAAAAGTAACTGTAAATGGACTACTCTAACCAACTGCATGATAGTCCCTACAAACTATCGATATGTTACTCAGAGCACTATTATCAAATCCTATCTTATATCTCCATTCTACTGTTGCAGAATAAGCCGCTTGACTAACATTAATTCTCAAAGTCTTATTACTGCCAGATTGAGTCAATACAATAGTGCCACTTCTTGCAGATCCACTATTATCGGATGCACTGATAGTAACTTTACTACTAGTAGTAGAAGTAGTTATCCAACTAGGCTTACTAGACACACTCCAAGATTGACTACTACCATTCTTAGTAGATACTACTGGTATATTAGCAGCAGTTCCATTAGTAGAGAAATCCCACGGGAAGCTTGCGCTAACATCTGAGGTACTACCATCTTCCCAAGTAAATACATAATTATCTGCAGGTGGTACATAACCGCTTTGTGATATTGTAGCATAATCTCTTTTTCCAGATTCACTCTATGTAAAGTACACATTTGCAGATCTAGAAGATGTAGATGAATTAGAACTTATAGTAAATCTACCATTACTATATGTTGCCCACGAAGGTAATGTACTACTATCTATACTATATCCTAAACTGATCTGATTACCATTTACCAACTTATATGAAGTAAAGCCTATATCTCCTGTACCACCACTAGCTCCAACATTAACTTGCCATGGACTAATTGTAAATACATACTCAATAGTAGGTTCAGCACCTGCTTGAGTAACTGCACAAGTAGCTGACTTACCACCATGAGTTGCTTTAATAGTTGCGGTTCTACTAGATGTAGATGTATTCTCTCCTAATGTTAAAGTACTAGGTGAAGAAGTACTGCTAAGACTACCTAAGTTAGTAGACAGTGTAGGATTGCCTGTTTCTTCAGTAACATCTCCACTAGCCCAATATACAGTTCTCTTAGCACTAGCTGTAATACGCGAAGTACCACCATCACTAGATACACTAGTAGGATTAGCTGATACAGATATAGTCCATTCTCCATATGAGCTAATAGTATCTCCACTCTGTGATAGACTAATAGTAGCTGTCTTATTAGATTCATTCTGAGTTAAAGTAATTTTACCTGTTCTATTTGAAGCAGTCTAATTAGCAGAAGCACTTACTGTAGTTCCGCTTATAGAGAATCCAGTACCAGATGCGCTAGTAGTTTTTAATGATACACTTATATCACCACTCTATTCTACTCCATCTAATACCTTTCTTTTGTAAGAACTATAAGTAAACTATTTACTACCACCACCAGCTCCAAATGACATACTAGTAGGTGATACTGTTAAGTAGTAATTCCAAGTCTCTACTTTCTTACGTATATCATCTATCTTTACACATTCGTTAGCTCCATAAGTAGAAGCATTATCAATAACGATTAATGAATTAATAGCTAAAATCTAGGTCTTAGTAGGACATTCTGTCCCACTCTTACCTAGACTAAGCTTACTTAATATCATAGAATATGTTGCTATTTCATTACTCATGTTGCTTATTCTTTAAAGTTTCTATTTCAGCTTTAAGCTTTTCAATCTCATCCTTAAGCATCTTAACTCCTTCAATAGCTAATACACCTAACATCTCATACTCTACCTTCTTAACCTTAACATACTCTTCACCATCTTTAGTGAATGATTCAAATTGTTCAGGGTTCTTTACTTCAGTTTTAAGAGTATCGCCTTCAGTTACTATATCTTCAAAACCTAATTCCTCTAAGTCCTATGCTATAGTACCTATTTGCTTCTAATCATTCATTATAAATGATACAGTAGGTATAGAGCATATCTGTTCTAAAGTATAATCTAATGGTTTAATGTCTGATTTTAATCTAGCATCGGATTCTTTGAAGAAACCACCGACTGCAGATACTTTACCAGAAGATGTAACATTACCTACTGCTATATTATCATAAGAGTATATAGCCTATTTAGGAGTTATAGTTACCATTCTAGCTACTCCAGAAGTAGGCATAGCAGCATTAGTTATACTTTGAACTAGATTATCTTTTGAAGTACTGTTATATGCATGAACATGGAATGTCTAATATGTTCTTGTCTATTTAAACCACAAATGAACCTGCCCTTGATGTATAAACGCTTTTATATCACCAAAGCTAGTTCCGTTGTTGACTCCAGTAGGTTGTAAAATCTCATTATTGTCGTCATAGTTATAAAACTATATTACTGTATCAAATGGAGGTTTACTATCATAAGAATTACCAAAAATTCTTACTGTTACCATTGTGTTACCATTAGATGGTATTCTTAGTTTTACTAAACAACCCTTATCGTAATTATATACAGTATATGGGGAGTATCTTTTATCTAACTCATCGGCATAATTACCTTTGTGGAGTAATTTATAATGCTTACCCCCATAATAGAAAGTTGCTCCTTCATCTAAACTGTCTACTCTGCCTAATGATATACATGGATGAGTTGTCAGTTTATCATTGTATAAATATGCTCCTAATGAATTTGTATACCCTACTTCTGCAGTTTCTACTTTGTTATTAACAAACTAGATAAGACCCGTAGTATTATTACCGTGCAAAGTTAAAGGCTAGCCAGATGAAGTTTGATTTATTGATAAGGGTACAGTTATAACAGAACCTGATGAATTCCATCTCTACCAAGTATTTTCATAGGTACTACCAATATAAGCATAATTGAGTGTTTGTCCTCCTCCTGTGCATCCTATTGCTGCTAAAGTTGTTCCTGAGTTATTACTAAAATTATATCCTCTTGCCCATCCTCCTGTAATTGCAGAGCCTATTTTAACATTATGATTACCATCTGTAGTGATAGTTGTACTTATTCCAGAATTACTAAGATTCAAATTACCAGTCATAGTATCCCCAGACTTACTAACCTTAGTGTTAACTTCGCTTAAGAAGGCATATGGATCTCCATTTACATCGAATCTACCAAGTTTACCAGCTTCATTAGTTACAGAACTGTTAATTTCAGCATTCAATACAGTAGACGTATTCTTATTGTAGTATTTTATTATAGTGGGATTTATCTAGGAAGACATTGAACCATCAAAGTAAAAGTTTACTGCTTGATCATTTATATGTCTTAATCCCCACCATTTAGCCCCATTATATGTACATGTTACTAATGAAAATCCTGAACCTTGTTGATTAGTGTTCAGTATGAACTTATAATCAAAACCAGCAGCCCATCTAGAGAACCACAAGTGAGCTTCAGCAGCTTGCATTCTTGTAGAACCGTTCATCATGGTATAGAATAGACCATTTATTCTATTGGTAGCCACTTCACCGTCTTTCCATAATAATATTACTACATGTTCATAGTCTTCTTTATTACCTATATGTAAAAGTCTAAGAGTAGAACTAGTATCGGCGATTCCTAGGTCAGTAATATCTTTTTTAGTTACAGCAGTAACACTAGCTACATGACTAGTAGAATCAGTAGAGAACTTATAGAATCCAGATGCTTTACTAGGTGCAGAACCAGCAGGATGTACATAGTTATTATATGTAGCTCCTTTGGTTAAAGTAAGAGTATCACCACTAATAGATGCAGTAGTAACAGCATTACCAGAACCAGCTACAGTTACTTTACCAACCTTCTTAGCTAATTCTGTATTCATAGTAGACTACAGATTATTGATATTAGTCTGTAACTGAGCATCACCATCCTTTCTAGCTTGTATCTCTACATTCAAATCATTAGTAATCTCAGATGAACTATTCTCAATAAGTTCTTCTAATCTGTCTACTTCAGTAGTTACTCTATTATCTAGATTAGTAATTCTATTAGGTATATTAACGTCTAAGTTCTACTTATCACTAGCAGTCATTACACCAGCTGCAGATTGTGTAGCAGCAGGTATAGTCTATGACTTAGTAATAGGATTCGCATATGAATTACTAGCTGCAGATAAATCAGATTGCTTATAGTTAATAGTTACACTAGTTGCATTTCTAGATGTTGCATCTATACCAGTAACTAAGTTATTAGGTAGTGAATCAAGTTTATCACCAGGATTCTGTATACTACCAAATTCATCATACAAATCATCTAATCTACCTTTATCTATTGCAGACATAGCGCCTGCATTAGTAGTTGTAGCTGATGGTATATCTATGTTATCATCCTGTAGTGGACCGTAATTTAAACCATCTTTAGCTGCATACTTATAGTTAATCTTAACTAATTCACCAGTACTAGTAGTAGGAGTAAGGTATGAAGTAAGCTTAGTAGGCATACTATTTAAAGCATCTCTATTAGCTTTACCTTTATCTCCAGGATATGCAGTACTAGGAGTTTCACCTAATGCCAAACTCTAACTAATCTCTAAGTATTGAGTACCAGTCCATCTGTATGTCAGATTAGTATCCTTAGCTACATATATCTTACCAGTTTCGCCAGTTTGAGGAAATTGATCTTTAGTGGAGAACTCTAATACATCATCTACATAAGACGGTAATTGAGCTGCAGGAACCTTACCAGTTGAGTCTAATTCAGCTAAACCGCCTGGTTGACCTTTAGTACTAATGAACGCATTTAAACTATTAGTAATAGTAGTATCACCTGCTTTTCTATCTTCAATCTCTTTCTGTAAAGCATCTTCTAGTTTATCAGTAACTCCATCAAACTTATTCTCTATACGGTCTATCTCTGCTTCTCTATCAGCAATCTCCTTATCAATCTTATCATCAAGATCGTCTATTCTATTATTTATATTGGAGTCAGCTTCCTTTAGTTCTTCAATCTATCCAGGAATAGTAGTATTAAGTTCTACATAATCTTCCTTACTCATTAGACCATCCATAGATGCAGTAGCATTAGCTATACGTATATCCATATAGATGTTGTTACCACTCTTAATAGTGTTCCATGATACACATGGAGTACTATTCTGTCTAAAGGTAATGCCATTGGTTACTAAATCATAAGTAGATGTATTAGTACCGTCTTTAAACTTAATGTTAGTTAACGCTAAATTACCTATATATACGTACTGACCATTATCTGTAAGTACTTTAGTACCATCTCCGGTAGTCTTAATAACTGTAGTAGTATACTGTTCCTTACTATAGTTTAATGAACCATCTACAGTAATAGTATCGAATACTACTTGAGATATATTATCTGTACCTTCTTCTTTAATAAAGTCAGGAGATTCAATATATATAGTACCACCAACTATAGCTACTTCAGTTGCTAAGTCTAATCCGTTTCTATTAGAGTTAATAGTATAGATAAGCTTACCTTCTTCTATAGCCTGCTTTAATGCGTCATAATCTTCTTGACTTACTTTACCATCAACGATAGTAGGATCAAAGATATACACAGTCATATCTTTAAACTCTATCATTCGGATCTTACCATTTCTTTCACCATCTTGGAATGGAATCATTTCCTATCCTGTGACAGCAGTACGTTCTGAAGCTTGACTAATCTTTAAACCTTTAATTCTTGCTATCATTGTCAATCAAATTATTTTCTTTCTACTATTCTAACAGTACTACACCGTTATCTTCCCATAACCAAGGATCTGCATCCTCTGTCAACAATGCTAATACATAAGGATCGTATAATCCTCTAAAGTATCCATTACCACAACCACACTTAATACAATACGGTTTGAGTTTCATAGGTATACCACTATATAATTGTGGTTTAACCTAATGTAAGTATCTCTTTAGTATTTCAGAATCTATAGGAGTAGTAACACTAGATGTGTTACTAAACTCCAATAAATCTGTCAATTCATTGTATACTATGGTTGCTACAACATCTCTATTGTTCCTAAGTATATTAGTTTTAAGTATAGAGTTTGTTTTACTGTTTATATATTCTTTTGCTTTATCCATAGTAATTCAATTAAGCTTCACCAACACAAATACCACCTACAAAACGTAAACCATTTTTAGTACCAGTCCATCCAATATATGTACCGCCAGAGTTAGTTACTGTAATCATACTTTTCATAATATTTATGTGAGTATTTACACCATCGGATACAGTCACTCCTAGTGGAGATATGTACGCTTTATTACCCTAAGAATCATAAGCGGTTACTGAAATAGCGTCTGATGCATTATCGTCTAAAGCTTTTATCTCTATTCTAGACGAATCTATACCAGTAGGATTCTTTAATACTATGGAAGAAGTAGTATTATCATAAGTAATAACAATATTATCAAGAGTGCTGTTCTTTAATGAGAAACTACCACTATCAATTATAGCGTGGTTAGAACCAGTTTGTCCAATAGTAATAGCTCCCGTAGTATCTAACTTAAAATCTGTTACTGTAGAAGATCCTGCATAATGCTAGTAAGACATTCCTTCATCATTAACATAGAATTTAGGTATGCCCATATTAATACTCAGTCCATCTATACTAAGTTCAGCTCTTTTATTTGCTGCAGGATTGCTAGATGATACTACCTTTTGGAATGTAGCTCCATCTATATCTATAGTGGCAATACTACCATTACCTCCAGATACATTACCAGATTCTAATTGTATAGAAGTGTTAGAACTATCAGCTGCTAAGTGTATACCTCCAGCTCCAAAGTAAGCTTCACCAGTTTCAAAGTCTAATAAGAAATTAGGGGTAAAATTCTTACTACCGTTCATTATCTATTCTGTAGTATCCGTTGGAGAAAGACGTTCAAAATGTGAGTTTGGAGCCCCACTACTATCCACACCGGCCTGTGAGAACATTCTTTTATTATTGAATACGGCACCTCCAATTAAGGCATTATTAATAATACCAAAGTCAGCAAACATAGCATCGAACATCTCAAACTTAACCCAAGCAGTTACTTCTTCATCCGATGGATACCTATTACCTTGTTCTGTACCTAACCATTGCATCGGAGTATCTAGTACATAGAACGCATTACCATTAGGGTCCCATACATAAGGAGCTGTAGACGTATCATTAATATAAGTTTTATCAACTGCATATACTCCTGCAGGATATATAATTGGTGAATCTCCACCTGGTTCTAGACCATTTATGCCAGAAAGTAGATGCGGAGCTTCCCAATATCCGTCTTCTAAATAACCAGTCCTATCGTCATTGCTACTATAACCAATTCTAGCTTGAATGAACCATATATATTTATTAGTATTATCTACGGTAGGTAAATCCATAGACCATCCATAATCTTCAGGATCTCTAGTAGTCCTAACTGTACCATCCCAAGTAGCAGTGTAGCCAGTAGATGTACCCGCACTATATCTTAATTCATAGCTTACTCCTGGTATACCCGACACACCAGCACTACCAGTAGCACCTGTAATATACCAAGGATCTTCCCAACCATCTCCTAGTAAAGTATTGTCTATTCCACTAATTAAACCACTTGTCATCCATGTAACAGAACCACTACTAGTAGAACTAGCAGCTCCAACAGACCAACCATCAGGGTATCTATCAGTCTTAACTAATGCTGGTGGACTAGAATAGCTGTTATTCTTAGCAAATCTTAATTCAGTATAATTACCTTCTGGTCCCTATGCTTTTCCTACGTTAACCCACTGAGTGCCGTTCCATACCCATAAATCACCTTCAATGATATATGCATCTCCTATCTCATTTCCAGAAGATGGCAACTAATCAATGTTATCTAGCTCTCCCTTTACTATGATACCTTGTCCTGTAACTTTAATAACGGCCCCCCACTCTATTATTGTCTCTGTTACTCCATTCACTAAACCAGTACATTTCCACCATATACCAGAACTAGAGTCAGGTAACTTTTTCCAACCATTACCAGGATTATTTGGATCATCACTAGTAGGAGGTTTCGGCTATGCAGAGCCTTCTTTAAACACATCTATTTTATAGTTATAGTTATTACCATCAAGTCCGGCAACCCCAGTAACTAAGTAAGGACCTTGCCAACCTCTTTCATCCTCTGGTAAATTTTCATCTATTACTAAATTGTTATTAAAATCTACTAACGCTTGAATACCCCAAATAGCTTCTTTACCATCTGCAGTAGGCATAGCTTTACTCCAAATACTACCAGGATTAATATTCAATCTATCAGGATCAGCAGGCTTAACATCACTACCAGATGTCTTAGTATACATTACTCTAAGGTGTTGACCATCTTGACCATCATCACCCCATTTAGCCCATAATGACGGAGAACTAAAGTTACCCCACTTGTGAGTATCACCTTTATACTTTCTCTTACTAACCCATTCGTATTGGAATTCTTTACTTACTCCAGTAGGATTATCTGTCCAAGGTTGTTCACCAGGAGCTGATTGAGGTATATATTCATCTTGATCTGGGTTGTTATCTGTAATCTCTTTAGGAGAAGCAGGTAATTTAGTAATCTGATATATATACTCTACGCCATCACCATCTTTACCATTTACTCCCCATTTAGACCAAATAGTAGGATCACTCCACTCACTCCAACTACCATCAGTTTGTAAGTTATGTGAACAAACCCATTCACATTGATATTGTTCGCTAATACCTGTAGGATGATCAGTCCACCCTTGTCTAATAGCTTCAGTCTGGCTGTTACCTGTAGGTTTAGTAGGTGTAACTAAACTAGTTACAGTAAGCTTATACACGAATTCAATATTACTACCATCAGCTCCATCATGACCATCTGCTCCAGTAAGTCTCACTGGTGTACTCCAGGGAACTACAATTGTACCTTTACTAGAGAATGTAGCACTAGACATCCATACATAACCATTAGGGTTACTATCACTACCAGACCATCCTTCAGGATATGTAATAGTATTAGTATCATAATCCCAACTACCTCCTACAGGAGTATCAGGTCTTTCTATACTCTTAGTAGACTTATATGCTATTACTACTCTAGTAGTATCTCCATCTATACCTGGTACACCATCAATACCATCTTTGCCATCCTATCCATCTTTACCATCTTTACCATCTTTACCAGCATCACCAGTTCTACCAGCAGGTATACCAAATGAGAATAGAAATTGATCTTTATCTAAAGATACAGATGCAGTAGGTGTACTTGATTCATATACATCCTTAATTGCAGCTTTAAACTTAGAACTACCTATAACTATATCAGCTACAGATTCAAGCGGTAATTTATAGTTATTGCCTTTTTCTGCAGTAACAATGTATTCACTACCTGTAGCTTCAAGCTTCTCTTCTAAGTCCAATATCTTTACACCATCACACTTTTGTATCATATCTATTTATTTTATAATTTACAATAACCATTACTGCAATTTCCTGTACTGCAAGTATTGTTAGAACAAGAGTAACAAATACCACTAAATAAAGTAGCAGAGTTACGCTCTTTCTCTAAATGAAGACACTTATCGTTTTCTGTATTGAAACAATCACCTTTCTGAGTAAGAATAGCATTGTTACAGCAAGTACTAGCTGCACATTTTGGTTTGATAGATATCTCAAGTAATCTACAGATATCTACATATAATTGTAAAGCATCACGATAGTAATCGGATGCTAAAGCATACTCAAGCAACTATCTCTTAAAGACTACTAACATTATGTTCTGCATAGTCTGATCATCTAAACAAGTTGAGCAGTGAGTATGTAATTTCCTAATCTCTGCCATATATACAATTGAAGGATTGTAGTATATGCCATGAAAATGTATTTCTTCCTATTCCGTAAAACATCTTAATGTAACATACTTCATATTCCAATCTAACTCTAGAATATCGTCATTAGTTACAGTTACATTATTATCGGAATCAATTGTAATATTCTCAGAAAAGCCAATGTTATGTATAGGACTGTCTTCAAGTATGTTCTTTAAATTCCATACTTCATCTATATAAACTTCCTTACTATAGTTACTAAGATCTACTTCAGTCTCTATCTTAAAGGTCAGTTTATCACCATCTATTTGTATATTTGTTAATTTGTCCATATATCAACAATAAAAAAAGTGGAGAGTGGAATATTCCACAACTCCACTTCTGTAGTTTGTAAAAGGAATCTTATCCCAAATTCAATCTCTCTAACGTGGATTAGGCAATTGTCTTACCAGCAATAAATGACTGAATACCTTTATCTACAATAGAATCAACTAAACTAGGACAATAAACTTCCGTAGTCAACGGAGTAGTCTTGATGTACTGATTATCATTGCTCAAGTACAGGTTATCGTTTTCGATGATAGCATAATCATATTCTGCATCTTCTACTACTTTACGAACCTGTTCAACAATAGGATATGCACCAGTAAATACGTGACCTTTATAACCCATGTTACGTACTTCTGCATCACGTACTTGCTTCCAATAACCCTTGCCCGGATTACCAGCAGTCTTAACAATCGTAGCACCTACAACTGCCTTAGGCTGATTAGCAAGCAATGCGCCAGGAATAGTCTCATACAGAGAAGCTTCCATAGATACAACGCTATATTCATTTAAAGAATAAACGCCTTCGTTATCATCCTTCGGCATAGCAGTCAAAGTCAGAACTGCAGCAGAAGCAGAAGCCTGTACTCTACGGTTCTTGTGTGCGTTAATCTTCTTCAAGAAAGCGTCTACTAAGTCTTTAGCAGTAGTAGTTTCAGCATATACTTCATAAGTATGAGTAAACTGCCAAGCGGCTTCATACATATCCTTATAAACAATACGCAAAACGTAACGATTACCAGCAATGATAGTAGCGTCAGTCAAAGTGATTACAATCTTTTCTTCAACAGGAGCTACATATTCACCGATTACTGCAGACGGTTTAGAAGCTTTCTGAATTTCAGTAGAGAAATCAATATTAGCTTTCTGTGCTACTGTACCATCGGGCATAGTAACATTCATCTTTTCACCTGCTACACCTACATACAGAGAGTTAGCATTTACTGCATCAGCAGCAGTCTTAATAAGAGCCTTATTCTCATCGAACAAAGCAACATCACCAACAGCCAAAGCATCTACTGTAGTGTAAGAAGCCGGAGCTTGTTTTCCAATCAGAACTGAGTGTACTGAAGTTATCATATTAAATGTTTGTTTTTAAATTAGACATTAGCGCTTAGTCTATTCGCTTACTTTCTACTTTCATTATTTCAGATTTCCACGTTGGTAAGCGCCTTAATTATTCGTCCTAAGATTTCTTAGAACTTGTATTAGGTATAGTTTGTACTATCATTTGAACTGCTAGATCAACTATATCCTAATGTGTATTTTCTGGAAGATCTGTATATTCTTTAGTAAGATCACTTACGTTACCCAGATCTTTTGCTTTTCTTAAGTAGGTAAGTTCATAAGAACTTATATCATAATTACCATCAGTATATAATACAATTTTATTATCGGTATATACTCTAATAGGCTTTGCTTGATTATAACGCAATCTGTGATCTGATAGACTATTACTTAGTCTAGAGCTTACTGTCTCTATTGTAGCCTCTATTACATCAGATTCACGAGTAATTAAGTTATTGCATTTATTATCCTTTATACTTATATATACATTTTCACCAAGTGCAAACATATAATCTTCAGGATAATCAGCTTCCCATTTATTACCTAATTTACTAAAGCTATAAGTAGTATAGCTCTTAGTATTTACTAAAGTACGTATGTTATCAGTAATCTCTTGATTTCTCTAGAATACTCTAAAGTTCTGTTTAACATATTCGTCTTTAGCTTTGTTTATGAAATGAAACAAAGTATCTGATGGAAACTTAATAGTATCATTATAGTTTGTTATAATGTTATTCAGTTGCCTTTCTACATTTATTTGAAAATCTCTTTCGCGCATAATTATTCAGATACTTGGTTTAACTAAAACTTAGAAGATTGTCTCTGAGATTCTATATTCTCTAAAGCAATTACTACTGCTCTATTAATAATTTCATACATGACATCTTCAGGAAAATCTAATTCTTGTTCAGGTTTAGTGTAGTCAAACTTAGTTGGTTTCTTAACATAAGTGAGATCTACTCTATAGAACTCTGTATTATCTTCTACTCTTGGAGCATACATAGGATCCTGCATTAAAACAGGATCTACGTATACTAAGAGTTTATCGTTTTCTAAAGTAGCTACTGGATTCTCTACCCAAGGTATATTATTGTAAGTCTACTTAAAAGGCTTCACTAACTCATGACTAGTAAGTACACAGTTAGTCTAGAATTGTCCATACTTAAGTAATACACTAAGTATAGTCATTCTATTATCTTCATCATGAACATCTTCTAATGCATACTCATTGTAGCCTGTATGTACAGCATGAAGATTAACATCTGTAGCTATTAACTTCTCTATTTCAGATAAGTTAGACACAGAACCTTCTAAACCTATTCTTAAAGCATTATTGCCAGTAATCTTATTACTTAAGATTTCTAGCTGTGCTTGATTAAGAAATAAGTCTACTTCCTCGTCTAAAAATGCGGGGCATCCGCCATAAGCAATACCTTCTGCATTCTTATCCAGAATTACCTTGAAAATTATATGAGAATCTTTATTAGTCATTACTTAGATTTAATTTCATTAAGTATTGCTAATTTAATATCTTGATTCTTCTTATCCTTAAGATAAGCAATTACATCTTCAAGACCATTACCAATTAAATCAGTACCAAAGTAATATTGAGCACGATTCTTTCTAATAATGTTTTTAGCAATAGCTTCTTCAATTACGAAGTTAATTTCTTTATTAGGGTTATTTACCCATTTCATCAAGAACTTAGAAGGATCAGCTTCAATAAATTCTGACAATTTAGCTTCAGCAACTTCATTAGACATAGAGTCTGATTTCATACCGTAGAGACGTAAACACTTACGCATTTCTTCAGTAGACATCTTATCCATTTCTCTATATGCTTCACGCTTAACTTTATTGAACTTATTCTGTTCCTCTGCTTCACTATCCTTATTAATCATAACATAATCAGTGCTAGGCTTAATATCGTTAAGGCCATTAGCTACTCTCTTATGTTTCTTAAGGAATAGATATTTTAATTCATCTTCAGGTCTATTAGTATCCAATATCAAATCCTTTTTGCCAATCTTAATAGCAAAAGTATCCCAAAATGCACTATTAGGAGATAACTATCCCTCAGGATAACCAATTTCTTTTTCTAATCTAGCTGCATCTTCTGCAGATAAACCAGTATATAAATTACCAGATCTAGTCCAGTAAGAGCTTAAATAGTCAAAACACGTTGGCCATTTAGTGATTCCTGTCCAAGGATTACTTTTAATTATTCTAACGATTATTTCCATAATTATTAATTAGATTATTCAGTTAGTTTATTTCCCAATAAAGGCCTTTCCAATCTGTATCTGCTAAAATGGCTGCCTTTACTGTCCTTATATCTGCGTGCTCTATCTTTTCAAATTCTTTTCTGCCTTGATACTCTTTAACTAAATTTCCGTCTTTATCGTACGCTTTAATTATTTTGCAATGTTTCTTAGCAGCTATTTTTTTCATATCGTCCTCAGTCTTAACAACATCAGGATCGTTTTTATCACACGCCTTCCAGATATATTTAGTCTTATCTTTTCGTTTAATTGTACTTAAATAATCTGGATTATTTATAAATTTGCGTATAGTTGCACTACTTACACCAGTACATCTTACTGCTTCAGCAATACTATAATACTTCTTTATCAATTCACCATCTAGAGAATATTGTGCGACCGGGGTTATTATTTCAGATAAATTATTATTGAATAGTATAGACTTACTTATACACTCTACAGTAACTTTGGGTTTGTAGTTGAGATTACTATAGAAATCAGAAGGATCCACTTGAAGAGGAATACTCTGCATATCTGATTTATATATCCAAATATACGGATTACTATCAGACGGTTTTGTATATTCTTTTTGTAAAGATCTAATTATTTGACTTCTTTGTATTTTTACTTGTTCAGCAGCTTTTGTTAGACTAGGGTATTCTGCAATAAATAAACCGTCTTTTGTATATTGTAAGATCGGGGTTCTTTTTTCGCTTATCTTACCTTTGTGAGCTTCTCCTATTTTCAATCGGCTAGCTACTGACTGTAATCGTATACCACCACCAGCTTTAGCATTATAACCTATTTCTGGATTAGTTGCACTAAGAGTGGCAATCCAATAACGTTCTCTCTCATTCATTTGTTCTAGAGAGTTACAGTCTTCAATAATTACTTTTTCAAAAGCTTCCTCACCATATTCTCTAATAGCTTTATGTAGAGGATATTCAGATCCTTTAAGGGATCTCACCACATGTCTGTGAAATCTAGTATCGATAGTATCTGTCGTACCCCCTACATAAATTTTATTATTAACTGTGTTGGTTAATTTATATATGATAAAATTTTCGTTTTCCATAAAAATTGCTTTTTTATTTGTTATATACACACATAACGTAAAGCAAAGACTATGGTTTCCTTTTTTATCACGTTATTTTATAAATTACGCCTCACAATCCATGATAAGTTCTCCGCAAGCCCTAGGATCTCTGAGCATTATGCCCATTTCACCTAAATAGAATACTGTGTAGCCATCCTTACCATTAGATCTCAGAGTATTAATAGACTTACCATAACCAGACGGAAGAACTGCACCACCAGTAGTCCAAGTTACGAATTCACGATCCTTACGAACTACCTTAACGATGTTAGCTTCACCATCACGTCTACCCAGATCCAGGAACGTCATACGATATGATTCCAGCGGTTTCAGAGTAACCGGATGCAACTTACGATTGTAAGTAATATCGTCATACAGCGGGAAATACTTCAGAGTCAACTCGATACCATTAGTCATCTTATAAGTCTTGAACTGACCACCAAAAGTAAGGCTGTCACCAGAACCAGTTACAAATACAGTATCAATCAGGTTCATGTTAACTACCTTTTCCTTCAAAATTCTATCGAATTCACGGATACCCATTTCACCAGTCAATGCAACAAACTTACGTTCGTTAGTACCAAGTACATTATAAGACAGGTCAAACAGGAAGTCTTCCAACAGTTCTGCAGTAAGATGAGTATAGTAACGTCTATTAGACGGAGCAATCTGTTCCAACAGACCAGCACCAATAAATACTGGACGACCGTTAGTACCCTTCAGATTACAAGAACCATCTTTATTTACATTAGATTTCATGTAAACCAACATACGTTCACATCTCTTATACCATTCACGCAGAGCTACCCATTCCTGATAATCAGCCCACAAATAAGACTTCTTACCAGTCTTAGGATCCTGCAAAGCAATTGCCATTACTGTAGAATAAGCTGAACCAGTAATATCATAGTTGATACGAATTGTAGTAAGATAATTACGCATCTTGAAATGAGTATTATAGTTCAGGATATCGCCCTCTTCACTGTATTCTTCAACAGCAGAAGCCAGACGAGATACTTGGCAACCCGGTTTCAAGAGTTCTGCAGGGATATAAGAAGTAGGCTGACCATCAGCTACAAAACAAGTATATACCCACAGGTTACCGTCCTGATACGGAGCACCTGCTACACGTACTTGGAATTCCTTATCATCAAATTCCAATACAGCAGTAGGACCAAACCAGTTATCTTCTAACCACAGCATAATAGGTGTATTGCCAAGACCCGCAGTTGAATCATCTGTAATAGCTGCACCATTCCATTTTGCATCTCTAATTGTAACTGCTCTATCGGCATCAATCATTACATTCCACTCCCAGCTCGGTTGATCAATGGTCATTACATTACCAAGACCACCAGTAAGCATATCCAAAGAAGTGTTGTAACCATTATCTTTGGTACCGAATACATAGGACAACACAGTAGCAACCTGATACGGATTCTATTGTGATGCTGCAGAAATCTTAGCGGTATCAATCAAATCACTGAACCACTTACCTTTATACAGTACCAAATTATTCAGAATATTATTATCCATAAAATACTAGTAAATTAATTTTTAGTTATTATTAATTAGCACGCAATCTTCGTGCGAAGGAATTCCACATAGACTCGGTGCTAGTGTTATCCTGTTTATTAGTCTTTCTACTTACTCCTGCCCTATTAAGGCTATTTTTGAACTTGTTAATAGCAGCATTTTGACCTTTTACTTCAGCAGCTTTTACAAGTGTATCTCCTTTCATAGTGAAGTAGGCAGACTCAATTAAATTTTTTACGCTCTTAGACCAATCTTTTTGAAATTTGGTCATACCATCAGAGGTAGGTTTGAATATATATTCCAACAGTATTTGTTTATCCTTTTCTGGAATTTTAACACCGCGGATATTATCCATGCCCTTTATTTCGTTGACAACGGTATCAAAGTACTCCTGTTGACGTTGAGCTGCGAGCTTAGCGGCATTTTCTTGGTCTTTCAATAGCTGTTGTTTCTTATTCTCTCTTATGTCCTTAAGGGCTTCAGCAGCATCTTGAGACTCATCTTCAAGAATACCAGCTTCCTCGTATTTAGTAAGTTTCTTTTCAATCTATTTAGCATTAAAACCCTTTTCTTTAAGGAATTCTTTCAATACTAACTTCTGATTACTTTCATCTTCGAGATCGATATCATCAAGATCAATTTCATTATCAATTGAGAAATAATCTCTCAAATTACCACCATTCTTAACAAACTTATCAAGTTGCTCAACTTCTTCACTAGCGTATTGTGGTACTGAGTTTTCCTCAATTACATCATTAAAGTAATCAATTAAATCTTCTACAGTCTTAGGTTTATCATCATCCTCAATGTCATCCCAACCTAATTTTTCAGATAAAGAGTCAAAGAAACCTGTTACTATGGTAGTTTCATCAGCAGACTCTTCTGGTTCTTCTTCCTCAACTTCAGGTTCTTCTACTTCTTCTTTTGTAGTAGTCTTAGGTTTAGCCTTGGGTTTAGATTTTACTTCTTTATCTTCTTCCTCAGGTTCTTCCTTTTCCTCAGTTTCAGTTTTAGTATTCTTACGAATATTATCTAATTCTTCTTCACTGAGTTCTTCTCCTACTCCTTCAAGATCAATTTTTGTTTCTTCCTCTTCCTCACTAGTAGGAGGAGTAATAGGTTTATTCTTTACACTTGCTCCTGGCATGAGATCTTCAAATACCTCAAAACCGTTCAATGTTACATTATCCATAATTATATATAATTAGATTTATTATTTTTTCTTTCTTCCTTTATGTTTCCATTTTTTCGCATTCTGAGCAAAGATAGCCCTCTTACGTGTCAATGGATTTTTACTATGAGTAAGTTCTTCTGTAGTTTCACCAGTTCTTTTCTTTAAGGCATTAAACTTACCTCTATTCTTCTTCTTTATGTGAATACCACCATACTTATATGAAGGTATAGGGTATTCCGGCATGATACCTGTATAATCTATTAGATCACTCATCTTTGTTATTATTAAAGTAAGCATTAGCTCCTAATGCAGTAGTACCAAGCAACGGAATAGTGTTAAACCATTTAGTATACGCATTAATATTCTTATGCTGTTTAAACATCTTCTTTATAGGATCACTATCAGACATTTTATCTAGATACTTCTTAAGTAGAGTAGACGATACTGGTTCATCTAAATTCTATACATCTGCATTCTATTTGAGCATGGTTCTTAGCTAATTCATATAAGCTTTCTATTCTGTACCTTTTCTATAATAACTGGTAGCATCTGTCTATTTTAATGAATTCTCTAGCTGTTTTAACATGTTATTGTTAATAGTTGTATTTGCATTTCTACTAATTATATAATCAGTATAATGATTCATCTCATGATTAGCTAATTGCATAGGATCTCTATACATTCCTGTATTTACCCATAAATCAAACTCATTAGGTTCTGCTCCTACTCCGGTCTTATTAAATCGTTCTTCTGCAAATGGTTTAGCCTATAATCTTCCAGAAGCTACCATATCTTTGGGTTGAACTTCAGGTAAATCAAAGTACCTATGTTGATACAAATCATCAAGCAGATCATAAGTTTCACTATAATTAGTACCGAATATTTTATCTGCCTATTCAGCTCTATTGCGGTAAGGTATCGTATTAATATCTTCTAGAACTCTATTTCTAGAATTAGCTATATCTGATAAATAATCTCTTTTCTTACTAATATTACCCAGAGCCTAATTTATTAAACTTTGTTCAGTTCTATTTACAGTAGGAATGTATCTAGCAGCAGCTTTTACATTTCTTAAACCACTAGGAACAAAAGGTAATACTGTAAGAGCGGCTAGTCCAGCACTCAACCAATCTCTATTCTTTACAGCATTATAAGTATCTCTAGCTGATATAGCATCGCCAATAGGAGTCATATTAGCAGCATCTTCTAGACTAAATACAGGTTTTAAACCTTCTTCTAAAGGTCTACCACTACTACTTCTACCTGTAGCTTGATAGAATCTTTCCTTCTCAGGATCACCTGTCTGACCACCTTCAGCAAATGCTTCTACTTTCCAATCCCAATAGCCTTTACCGGGATTATTCTCCCGGTAAGACTTTAGGTTCTGCATTCTCTGTTTAAATGCTCGTTTATCCATATATAAAATCTGTAAAATTTCTTTTACCTAAGAATTGTTGCCCATTCATGTAAATCTCAGCTTCTTGAGAAGATTCAGATATGCAAATAGTAATTATATCTTTTTTAAATATTCTAGTATCCAAAGGAGTACCTATAAAGAACATTACATACTATTGTACTTCATCTTCATCCTACTCTACGAATCCGTTATCTAATAGTCTCTATATAAACAATTCAATTCTTTCTTTAATAGTAGGTTCTCGTTCCATAACTATCATTTCTTTCCGCCTTTGCCCTTCTTAGAGCTACCAGACTTTTTACCTCCACATGCCATAATTAATCTCTCCTATTATTTAATTGTTTTAAGATACTGTTTCCAATTCTTTTTATTAGCCTTATAAGTCTTCTTTCTGTCTTTAATCTTGTACTTATCAAGATCTTCAGGCTTACGTGTTTTCAGATAGTCAAAGTTATCGTCATTAGCGTAAGCTTCCATCTCATAAGGAATGGTATAGTAAGCACTAGATGCAGGGTAGATAATTGGATTACCTTTAATCCATTCCCACACATAGGACCAATAATAACTTATCCATCTCTTTTTATCTTTAGCTTCATAGAGATGAATATTTTCATGATTCCAAGTAGTAGGCTTAATCTGAGATTCAGGTTTTCTACTTAACAAGTAACCACACCAGCTCATTGCAGAATAACCGCTAAATGGATAGTGATCCATATGTTTATATTCTACTTTATCTGCTTTTACTTTAGTGAATAGCTATTTAATTATCCACCATGTTTCTTTAAACCAATTCATAATTATTTCTCTCCTGTTACTTTATTCTTAATTGCAGTTTTGGCTTTTAATCTTTCTCTCTCCATTGCTGCCTTGTCTTTGGCTGCTTGTAACTTCATTTCGTGATCCATTCTTTCTCTTTCAAGCTGATTCTTCTTATCTTCTATCTCTTTCTTCATCTTTTGCTCTCTAATCTTAGCATTGAATTCAAATTGTTTAGAAGCTTCATCAGATGCTTGCTTACGTTCAGCTAAAGCTTGTTGAGCTATTTCCATAGTATCAGGTATATTATTCTAATTCTAATCCTGATTCTCTAGTCCTCTATAAGCATTAAGTTGAGCTACAGTAATCTTAGTAGCATTATCTTGATCTATCTTATATTTCTCAAGATCCATTTCTGCTTCTTTAATCATAAGCTCCTCTTCCTTAATCTCATTTTGCATTTGAATAGCTTGCTGTTCGCGTTCTGCTTGAGCCTACTCCATAGCCTGTTGCTGTTCCATACGTTTCTGCTCAATCTCCTCTAATCTAGACTTAATCATACTAATATTATCCATAGTAATGATTTCGGCTATATCGAGTAAGCTAGCTCCGTTCTGCATAGCGGGTTGCATTAACTGCTTAAGTGTTTCTATATACTGTTGATTCTTAGTAGTATCTTCTATAAAGATATCAAAATCCTCATAAAGCATATCATCTGATAGTGTTAAGAATGCTCTAGTAGCATCATCTAATATATATTGTAGATGAGTTTTACTACCATCTTTCCAAGCCCATCTAGCAGTATTAAGCAACATAGTTAAGCATTCTCTCTTTACCTGATTGTGTGTCCAGAACCAAGGTTCAGTAATGTGAGCTGATTGTACTACAGAACGTTCTACATTACCTACTAATTCATTAGATGAAATAGACCCTTCTCTTTGTTTACTAACTCCAGATATCTCAGACAGCATACTTTCAATCTTATCCATAAGATTAATATACTGATCTATAGTATTAGCCATAGTAAGATCAAGAGCTGTAATCTAGTTAAACTAGCTAGGTTTACCTCCTTCTCTACCAGGTATGTCCCATCCTTCTTCATACGGATTAATAAAGTTTACTCCAAGAGCAGATAAGTAATGCATCCATTTAGATACATCTATATTCATAGATTTTGGTATCTAAGTAATGTCCATATTTACTACTTTACCTTTATCTCTAGCCATAGCAAGCTCAAGTCTATACCATAGTACAATATACATATACTGTAATGGTTTCATCATACTTACTAAACTACGAGGTCTACTGTTTGTATTATTATATACTACTCCAGTATAAGGCAATCTCTGAGAGTTAGGATTATCAGATGAAGTATATTGATATTCTAATGGTTGTATTCCTATATATAAGTCTTCACCAGCTCTATATCCTTCCCATACTTCAGTAATCCATTTCCATTCTACATTGAGTTCCATCCCTGTCTCTTTATAGCTCTCATCTACTTGATATTCTTTAGGCTCGCCTAATTCAGGATCAATTATAGTAACAAAACCTATTTTCTTAAATGATTTCCAGCAGCAGTGCCATACTTTCACACTGTTAGTACTATCAAATGGATTACTACTGAACCCATTAATAGTATGAGTCTTAATATGAGTATAATCTAAAGACGTCTTTCTTACTTCAGGATTTATACCCCCTTTAGAAGCTTGATCCATCATATCTAACAACTAATTTAGCTGTTTCTCAGACATCTTATCGTATAATCTATCATATAGTTCAGTTACAGACATATTCATTTCATAACAGCACCATTCTGCGTCATGAATGAATTCTAAGTCGGACGTTTCAGTATCATAATCAAAGTAGATAGGATTAACACGTTCGAGGCACGGTTCTCCATTTAGTATACCTACATAGTATATCTCTTCACCACCAACTAAAGCATCCTTCCAACCTTTAAAGAATTCATGAGTAATGTTTAACTTATTCTTTAAGTAATTAAGACTGTGGTATGCAGTTATTTCTGCGATATCTTTATAGTCTTTACTCATGTATTTTTGTATCTACTAAGGAGTCATTATTTCACCATTCTGCAAAGCTTCCTAGTATCTAGCTTGTTCTTCAGGACCTAATTTACTCATTATAGTAGCCTGAATATAATCTATTAAAAGCTATTTAGCTTTGTCCTGCATTTCACTAGCAGCTATATCGCTTGTACGTACTACTTTAAAATTGAATGGTCTTTTAGTCTCTTCACCCAATAGTAAATCTATCTTGGGCTTAATTATATTATAGTCCTAAGCCATTGCAGGAAAGCCATCCTGCTATTTAAAAGGATTAGTAACATACTTTAGATCTTTTTCATTGTATATACTATTATAAAGATCATAGTATGTTTGCATCTCCTCTCTGCGAGTTCTGTTATTACCATTTCTAGAACCTCCTAAACTACGACCTATAACATAGTCTATACAACTTTCTTGCCAGTCTTTTGTCTTCTTAGACATGGGAAGTTTCTATATTGGCATTTGATTAATATTATTCATAATTAAAACATATATGCTTCGATATTATCTATAGCTTCGTCGTCACGAAACCATTCTTGAGTAAATATAGGGCCTTCAAACAGCACCCTATTTCTATTCTCTTTTTTAATCTCTTTTACTTTAACATTATATAGCTATTCTCTATATATCATTACTTGGGTCAACGCCATTACACGGTCTACGTTAACTACATCATTTGCAGCTATAAGTTCCTCTAATAGCGGTTCCGACATTATATTGTATAAGTTCTTCTTGCCATCCGCATTAATATCATTAAGCCAGTCTTTTATTAGTCCCCATCCCCACTGCTTAATCTATTTATTCATATGGCAACCCTTTTTTCTATTTACTTTAGAATTACTTACTATATCGTTGATTATATCTGGTTGATCAGCAAGTAAATAGTCACAATGTTTGTTAGTAAAGTATACAAATATACCTTTGTTTTGATTCTCATACATTGCTCTAGCATTATAGTATATAAGTAATTTACGTACATTTTCATAGAAATCTTCTGCTGACTTAGGTCTACCTGTATACTCTGCTACTATTATATCTGAATACTATTCTATAGACTATACTCTCTTATATATAAAACAAGAACCTAATGATGTAGTACTCGATTCATCATAATCATATGAGTCTATACCTGCAATATACAAACCAGCGCTAGCATCCTTATTAGGGTGCTCCCATATTACTATAGAACCGGTAGGATCATCTCCCATTAATGCTCCAGTAACTTCATCCCTTTTAGTTCTTAATGGGTAATGTGTTATATCTCCTGTCTTCTTAATAACCCATTTAAGACTGCCATCAGACTGCCACACTAAATCACCTACTTGCTTATGATTCTATAATTTTTTATTAGTTCTGAGTAATGATAACTACTCTTGTAATTCCTTCTTGGGGAATATGTTACCATTAAACTCTAGCATGGCCTCTGCTGGAGTAATAGGTCTCTCTGCAACGTATCTGTCAACTGCTGCGTTATTAGTGGCATTAGTTATTACTACTTGCCTTTCTGCTAATATGTGTTCTAAAGACTTCTTACGGTACGTATTACCGTCCTCGTCCATATATATACGTTTACCATTCTCATCACGTATATCTAAGTTAGTATATTGAGGTACAAAGAAACCACATTTATTAGTAGTAGCAGACTCATCCCATATGTTATCAAACCCTAAACAATTGTATCCATCAGGATTGTAAAACATATCCTTCATGGTTTCAAATGCAGAGCCTTCATCACCACCAGTACCCCATACTATCATAGTACCAAAGGCTATACCATCTACCTCTACAGAAGGTCTAGCGATTTGCCATGCTGCTCCTAATTCAGAGAAAGAACCACCTTCCTCAAACATAATAAGATTAGCTTTCTTACCACGTACTACATCAGGATTATCTTTCAAAGTAACCCCTATAATCTCTGACTTATAACCTAATTCTATAATATTACCATAGTCATCCTTAGTATAGAATCCAGCACGTCTACGCATCTAGGTATTAACTGATCGCTTCTTTCCCCATGCAGTATTCTTATCTATAAAGTCCATATAATCCCAAGCTTTAGTAAGAATACCATCATCTGTCAAATACTATTTATTTGATGCATATATGAAGGTTTTAGAGTATGGTATTAGATAGAAATTACGGCATGCCATAGAACCACCTTTATAACTGTTATGCGTAACTACAAAGTCTCTAGTAATATACATCATATTATCATGATCCACTCGAATGCATCGTTGTTGCTCTTTATAGCCTAGATTACGGATTGACTTTATACCTATAGCATTATAATTGTATCTTCTATTATCTCGTATATTAACTAGTTTTCTGTCTAAACGAAATATGGGCTCTTGCGTGGTTATAGTTATACACCAGTGAGATAGAGTATTAGAATAGTATCCGTTACCAAAATCAACATCGGTTCTCCCCTCAATCTTATTTGATTTCTTACAACGTATACCGAGGCTTCTACATAACCACACCACATCATCAATTAATTTTTCAGATGTACTTACAAAAGTACAAGCTCCGTTAGAAGAACTGGAACCATCTGTATCCATTAGTCCTTGAAGTAGAGCAAATCTATCTTTTACTTCAGCGTATTTATAATCATCCGGTATGAATTTATTCTAAGCCTTCACTCTAACTCCATACTGCTTTAGAGTTCTACCTAACTCGTGCGTTTTTGCTTTCGTTAGAATAACATATTTAAACGGATCCCCTGTCGGTTTAATAATATAATTAGGAAGCAACTTTTGCATTTCCTCAACTATAAAATCATCCTCAGTAGAGAACATAATCTATGATCCACATATATACCCATCTCCTAATAGCACTCCCATTACATACGGGTCTACTTTTGGAGTAGTCTGATTAAAGTGTAAAGGATTATTAGTGGGAAGTTTATACGGATAAAAATATTTACCAGGACTACCTTGCTATAGTTTTCTTTTAGAATACTCTTTAGTAGTCATAATGTGTAATTTGCCTCTAGTAGAATTGATAGTAGACCATAAATGATTTTCACCACATCTAACCTTTCTACCATCTTGTAATTCTACTTCCCATACATCTTGTTCTCCTTGCTCTATAACCTCTATTACTTTACACGAGTCACCTGATGGGTTCATTACTAAATCACCTACCTTCAAAGACCCCATAGGGACAAACCCAGTAGGAGTTAGCACTGGTTCAGAATAAGGCTGTTCAAATCCCTTTCTACGAGACTTAAGTAAGCATAAATGTTTACCCTACTCTTGGGCTTCCTATACTGCATTAAAATAGTAATAGTCGTAATCCCAGAAGTCAGGGAAAGTTACTTCATTAACACGTTTTACTTTAGTATTACCTAACTCATCTGTAGTAATATGATTAACTATACGAGATATAGGACAATAGTTTAAATAAAAATAGTTATACCCGCTAATGAAATCTCCATCATCAGCTGTATAACCATCTACACATCTTTTACTTTCCTCATCCCAGAACTTAAAATATTCTGAAGTAGATTCAGGAAAATTACAATAACTACCAGTATTAATAAAATTTAACGCAGCCTAACGAAATTTATTTGAATTTACAATTTTCTTATTAAAATCAACCATATCATATTTAAAAAAGGGGCGCGTTTCACAACGAACCCCTTCCATTCAGATAATATTTATTAACTTAAAACTTTCTTAATATGAAAAATATATTGGGGAGATTTCTAGTAACTGCAACCTAGTTTCTTAAGCTAGGATTTTATGCGCTGTCTGTTTAGTACTCCTCACCTGGGCTAACATTTACCCCAGACTACCTGTTCACGATAACTACCTATCCAACAAGTTTCCTTCTGCTATTATAGTTTCAAAGGACTAGTATTTCAATTGGTCCTCCCGCCCGCATCGGCCACGGGTCTTGAAATTTTAGAGATTTCTATGCTATAAGCCTTCATACATCACAGGAGAGTATCACGTGGATATTCTTACCCTCCACGTAAGGGTTCTGATGGTTTAGAACCAAGATTTAATTCTTTGCCATAATGACTTCTTTACAGGTTTGTTTAAATATTCAGAAGCTTCTTCAATCTGTCTAAACACTTCTTCTGTATCCTTAGTCAAATCTATAGTAATCGTAAATTTCTTATTCATAATAAAATATTCATTTATACACTATAACGTGTTGTTAATATTTAGTTATATTTTAATGTATTATTTCGCCAACTCATATGGATTTACTTTAGCGTCTCCTTTAACTTTACCTATAGCTAATTCTTCAGCTTTAACCATTGTTTCTAGCGAATCAATACTCTTAAGTACTCCACCAACAGAAGTCATACCAGCTAGTAAGTCCTTAATCTTCTTTTCATCTAAAGTATCGTCTAATGATTCTTTATAGTATTTACTTACACTATCTAACTTTAGACGCATATTGTTTAACATTTGTAGAGCTCTAGTATTAAGTAAGGTCTTATATTCATCTTCACAAATCAATTCTTCTGCCGTCAATTTGTAATTTTCATCATCGAATATTTCCTTTTTCAGTTTAAGTTCCCTACTGTCTTCATCCATACTTTGTACATAAGGACTATCCCATTTATTCATAAGTACAATGTAACTTATTACTTTAGTAGCATGCTCCTTATTAGGTTTATCTGCATCCCACACTCTTCTAAAGCATGGGATGCCTATAGCATCTGGGTGTATTTTTACTTTACCTCCAATAAGATCAAATAGTTTCATTTGTAAGAACTTGTTTGTTATCTTCTTTGTTCCATCTTATAAGATCGTCTTTAGCAAAAGCATCAGAACAGACTATTGGCTTTAGTGTCCACTTACTGCTTATAGTATCATACTTACTTAATATAAGTACAATATCTCCTAGTTTATAGTCCATTACTTCCTCTTCTGTTATTATTTGACCATCCTACTATGCTATATATATAGTTCTACATTCAAAGTTGTCAGATACATTTTTAATACTATTGGTATCTACTTTATATAAAGTAGCATTACCGTATTGATCTATCAATAATTTATCCATATCAGCAATCACACTTTACAGTTTTACAATCACAACCACAATCACAATCAATATCACAAGAAGTAGCTTTCTTTTTTTCTTCTTGCCCCTTTTCTAGCAATCTGTTATAGTGATTCTTTACTTCATCATTCTCAATAAAGATGTACTCTGCATCACTTTCTTTATCTATAGGATACAATTTTATTACCATAGTACCTTTAGTAACACTCCTTCTCTCTTTAGAACCATCTTTCTTTGTATAGATCCACTCTCCATCTTCAGGAATATACCACGTATAGTCTACATAAAAATGATTTAGTAAGCTAACATTTTCTACTTCTTTATCGTAACTAATAACGGTGCCTCTATCTACTGAACAAATATACTTAACCATAATAATCAATCAATTAAATAACCTAAATAATATTCTTTCTATAATCTCGCTATAATTTCCTTAGCACGTCTCATTGGCACGTTCGGATTCACGTAATTGGGTTTCATCTGATAACTCTATATTATCTACTAAAACTTCTCTATCTCCTCCTGTATGCTCTACTTTTTTATATTCTTCATACTTCTTAAATAGCATATCACACATCGCATTTACCTGATCAGCTCTACTAGGTTCTGCATTATTCTTCCCATTATCTACTATAGTAGTAGTAATACTGTCAATTACATCATTAGTGAAATCTTCATAAGTAATTACGCCTTCATTAATTAATTCATCTACTTTGTTATACAGGCGTTTCATTTCCTTACTAAATGAACTATAGAGTGGTTTATTACTTTCCACTTCTAATTTCCACATCATTTTACTTTCTTCAATTGTCATATTCTTTGTTTTTTAACTCATTACAGATAGTATTACTTATATTTCCTGCAGCCCATCCTACTAAGTAAGCATATGCTTCATTACCGTCTTTAAAGTCTTGCGTATATAAACCTAATTGTTCACAAAAGTAATCTGCAACATGTACTGCTTCATGGGGAATCATATCTGGAGTAATATCTTCTGTATTAGTAACAGCTATCACTATTACTCCGTATTTATTATCACTCTTACGTATTACTTTACAAGTAACCATTCCACCATCATATTTATCTATTTCTTGTAGTAATTTATTATATTCGCTTCCATCGTTGTTACCGTATACATCAAGAAATATAAAATATTTATCTAAATCCTCAATATTAGTACTTACAAATAATAGTCTAGGATATATCTCAGGACTATAAACATCATACGGCTTCTTTTTCATATCTTTTCTTTAATTTGAATTTACCTAAGTAAGAGAATCTGACAGGCTTTGGATCTAAATCAGATATAACGCTGTTAGTAAATCTAAATGGACTATTACATATTACTTCTATGATAGGGTATGGTATGTTATACTTGTTACTTAATTTAGTATATATACTCACTTGATTCCTCATTTAAATCTATCTTTTTGTAATATTTACATTCTTCTAAAGTAGAAGAATCACTGAATGTATTAGGCCTTACTATATTAATTATAGTCTTAACATCCTCCCAGTAACTATCGGGAATGCAATTGTTATAAACAGATTGTAGTTTGTGTATCTCCTGTTTACTATATTTACGTATAGGAGCATATGCAACAAAATTATATTTATCTATTGTAAGTAACTCTATACTAGTAGGAATAATCTCAAACTTATTATATGGTAAGTCTCTCTTCTTTAACTTATTCCACAACTTAGTAAATATGTTATATTCTTTCCAACATAATATAGTGCCAGGTCTTACTATTGTTGTTTTAATCTTCATCTTTATTTACTCTTAATATTATAGTAATCTGTACTCTATCGCCGATTATTTCAGGTATAAGCGCCTTATTCACTACAACTTCATCTTCAATCTTACCTTTAACTAATATGCCTTGCTTCTTAAATCTAGCTATATATCTACTAAGATTATCAGGAGTAATACCTAATACTTTCCTAATATATTTTCTGTTTTCAGTAGATATTACATTTTTACTTATGTTAGGGAGCTTAGGAGTGTTAACATCTATTGCTATGAATGTAGCTAGTAGCTCTAGCTCCCTATCAGTAAGATCAAGTATACCATTAAGGCTCTTTAAGAATTCTGTGTTTAAATCGGCTTTGCTTACGCTTTTTACCAATTTATTCATTTGTTAACGTATCCTTAATTTTATTTAAAACCTTATTTAAGTTATAATATACCGTCTCAGCTTCTAACTTAACACAAGGTTGTATTTCACCTTTATTTGCTTTTTCATTAGTCTCTTTTAAGTTACTTTCATATTTCTCAAGTAGGTCATCAATGAGCTCTAAAGTAGCATCTACATTATACTTACTTTCATCATCAACACTTAAAAGGTAACCTTCTTCACATAAGTAATCCGCAGTATCATAATCTAAAGACATCATTCTAGTATAATTATCTTCACTAACGTTAAATGACACTAAACCTGTTTCATCTTCTGCTAATATATCACCTTTCTTAGCAGAACCAAATTCCTTAATTACTTTGTAGCTCATAATATTTATTTTAAATGTTTATGTATCTATAAACGGTAGATTAAATAAATGTTAAAATCTGTTAACATTTATTAACACTTATTATATAGATAATAAAAAACCCTGACTAACGCCAGGGTTCATTCTAACAATGAGTTAAGCAAATTTAAATTGCATTTGATATAGCAATTATATCATATGATTTGACTAATTGACTATCCTTAAACAAATCAAAGTCCTTAGCAAACTTTTTATTATAAACAATAGTATCTCCTACTTTATATTCACATTCTGTTAAGCATGTAGGAATCTTCAATACTATACCTGTTGAATATTCAGACTCTACCTCCTTAGTTTCAGTTTGTATATCATACTTATTGAAACCATCTTCATCAACTTCACCTGTAGGAATCTGCTCTGTTATCTCTTTAGTAACCATAACTGGTTCCAAAGGCTTAACTAACACATCCTTCAACATAGTATACTTAATTCCATTTACTACTGTTTCTAGTACTTTATCTTCCATAATATTCTATATTTAATACTCAAATAACGTATTATTTCTTATTTTGTTTCTCTAATATTAATATATTTCCGCCATTAGAACAACAATAACGTCTAGCCAAAGTAGGACAGTTTCTATTTAAGAAGTAACAGCCATCACAACTACCTATTGGATTAGACTCTACTATAAACTATTTATTATCTATTGTTACTGGTATTCTATCTCTTACTATCTTTGCTAATTCCTAATCATTTAATGTCATAGTCCTTTCCTTTTCCGTGTTTATCTAAGTAAAGCATAGCTATTGCATTCCAAGCTACAGCAGCTAAGTGGTTTACTTTAGTTTCATCATCAACTTTATTACCTTTCTCATACTCAAGTAAATGTCTTAACATGGCAGCTTTATAACGTTGGTAACCATTCTCTAAGTTCTGCCAATTGTTATCACCATACTTAATAGAACCAGCAGTATAGAGCTTTACTATATCTTCGATCTCTTCTAAAGGTAGTAAATCCCAACGTAGCTTACCATCTTGGTAATCATTCTTCTTTCCTTCTTTCATTGTTTATCTCTTTTAAGTATAAATCCTTGAGTACATAATGAAGTAATCCTAGAAGGGCAATAACAATTATATAAATCACATCCTTGACACATGCCCTTTACTTCATTCTCTACTAAAGTATAAGGTTTATTACCAAAATAAACTTTCTTACCTAAGTAAGCAACTTCTTTAACTTGTTGTTGTTTCATAGTAGTTATATTTGTGATTATCTAAAGTAGGAGTAATTAATATTATAATACTCTACTTAACTAGATACTATTATTATCTTGCCCCCTCTTACTCCCCATATAACGTCTAATATACTGTCTTAGTTACTATTTCTTTAACATTTATTAACATTATTTATAGTTATTTAACGCTATTAAGTTCATTATTTTTAATATTCATTAACGATTTTAACTTATCCGCTAACTTTCTAGCATCTGGGTGAGCTGCACCACTACAACGTAATTCAAAGAAATGTTCCCAATCACTTTCAAAGCCTGTCATTACTAACTCTGTCTTAGTTGCATTAGGAAGTATTGCTCTTGCTTGTTGAGGTTTCCATCCAGAGCTAATTAGGTTGTTATAATTTTTTTCAGCTTTAAACAAAGAGTCTATTAAATATTTAGTATGTGTCATAAATATGACATTTCCTCTAAAACTTCCATCTAGATTTTCTCTATAGTAATCACTAGGATACATACACCCACCAATAGAGTCTCTAATTATACATTCTGGAAAATCATTTAGCCAAGATGGTATAATAAAAGTACATTCATTATTAAACTTATCCTTACTATAGTTACAATATCTTTGAGACTCCTGTGCAAAGCTGAATACTCTGTGTCTAACAAACTCATGGCTTACTCCTCTATCACATATAAATTTGGCTGTAATACGCTTTTCGTGATGCTCTGTAGGTTCTACTTGGTATTGTAAATCGTCCAATCTATTATTTTCTACTATTACTCGTAGATTGGTTGTCACGTATATTGAATTTCCATGTTTACGCACTCTCGTATATTTCTTGTGATTACCATCTGACCAATATAGTCTAGCTGGCGGAAGATGCCCATCTTCTGTTTTATCTATCTTTAAATAAATAGTACCATGCTCTAACATAGCCCCATGACCAAGCTTAATCATACGATCTACAAACTCTTTAGCGCTATTCTCTGTTATCTTATCTTCAGACTTATAACAAGTTCTACCTGCTAATTCTATCATCTTATAAGGGTCTTTTTCCTCAATAATCTGTACACTAGATTCTATTAGTTTCATATTACATAGTTATTTGTTATATATTCTATAACGCAAATATTAAGAATAATTACAGATATTTAACATAATTTAAAAAATATTTTA